ATCACCAAAATTTACCCGAAATTTTGGATGAAATCTTCAATCGACTGGATAATTTGACTGAACGACTAACTTATTTGGAGAAACAACTGTAAATGGCACGGATTTTCGCTAAAAGTGGTGAGGTATTAATCATTCCTCACAAGAAAAAGACGTATCAAGGCGATGGACCACGCACAAAAGCCTCTGCAAGGAGTAATTCTCACAGACGAAAGAAGTCTAGAGGTCAGGGTAGGCAATAAATAACGAAAAGTGGAGCAGTTATGGCACAAAATCAAGAGTATCCCGAGTTTTTACAAGAAACTATGTTCCAAGATCATGGAACTAGAGTTCTTATCACCAATCCAAAGTCAGATTATTACCTAGATCAAGCAGCAAAACGAAAACTGAAGGAAAAATATCCTCAATGGACTGAGGATGTCAATTTAGACCAATAAATAGGAGGGCAGAGGCCCTCTTTTTTAATGCTACCTAACGGAATCACCCTCAAAAAGAAACAAAAAACATTTGTAGATATTTCGCTTACATTTGAGCCAAATCCTCTGACGAATGACATTACTGTTCTAACAGATGATAGAGCTATTAGTAATGCAATGAAGAATTTGGTTATGATTGCACCTTCAGAAGTGCCATTTGATAGAGATATTGGTTCTCATACCCGTCATTATTTGTTTGATCTGTTAGATCCAGCTACATCAACACTTCTTAAAACAGAAATTGAGAGAACCATTAAATTTGCTGAACCAAGAGCCAAAATTAAGGAACTCAAGGTGGATCAAAGAGAAGATCGCAATGAAATCATGGTATCTTTGTGGTATACAATCGTTGGTTACGATCAAGTTTTTTACGTAGATTACTTACTAGCACCTACCAGATAACCCAATAAATAAATCTAAAGAGTCGGTAGCTCATGACAGCACCTGTAAAGTTAACAGAAGTAGATTTCGAAAATATTAAGCAGAATCTTATTGATTACTTAAAATCAACCAAAAGATTTACTGATTATGATTTTGCTGGATCGAACCTGCAGGTTATCTTAAACCTGATTGCTTACCAATCTCAACTTAATGCTTACTCCACTAACATGATTGCCAATGAGGCATTCTTAGCTAGTGCATCGTTACGTCAGAATGTTGTAGAGAATGCAAGTATGTTGGGATATCTACCAACATCAGCTAGATCTGCTGTGGTTGAATTTGATCTTGAGATAAGACTCGATCCAGACAATTATCCAATGGGATTTCCTGAATATTTGGAAATATCATCTGGCCCTGTTATGGTTTCTGGTGCTGGCAGTGGAACCTTTACGTTTAATTTTATAGACAATCAGGTTGCTGCTATCGTCAACTCATCTGGTGTTTGTAGATTTCTTAATGCAAGAGCATATGAAGGTATAAGACTAACACAGACATTTGAAGTAGATAAGACAGATTTTGCTCAGAGATTTGTCCTTGCCAATAGTAACATTGATACAACTTCATTGCGAGTAGATGTACAGGAAGACCCTACTGAGGAGACACTGGTCGCTTACAGACAGGCTAACAACCTTGTTACCCTCACTCAGGAGTCGAGAACTTATTGGGTAGAGGAAACTAAAGACTCAAATTACGTGTTAACATTTGGTGATGGGTATTTTGGTAGAGAACTTAAGAGTGGAGCAAAGATTTTTGTAACATATCTGGTTAATAACGGCAACTTAGCCAATGGCGTACAAGATATTAAAAATTACACCTTCATTGGTAAGGTTTTTGACTCTTATGGTGGGAGAGTGACAGAGAATTCCCAAATCCTTCAGTTGGGAATGATTAACTCAGGTGCTGAGATTGAAAGTGTCTCTTCAATTAAGCTAAGAGCACCTAAGAGTTATGCAACCCAGAAGCGATGTGTGACCACAGATGACTATGAGGCTATCATTAGAGAGATCTTCCCTGCTGTAGAGGATATTTACTGTTATGGAGGGGAGACCTTAGAGATACCTCAATATGGTAGAGTTTACATTGCAATTAAACCAACAACTGGTGATGCAATCTCTGCCATCACAAAGAATTACATCAAGAGATCACTTGAACCCTACAGAGTTGCCTCTCTCGACATTTCATTCGTCGATCCAGATGTACTGAACGTAGAATTGGTATCGACAGTGTTCTTTGACGAGTCAAAGACTAACAAAGACTCTTCTGCTATCATCTCTGCAGTTAAAGACACCCTTACAAGTTACAAATCGGACAGTGTTGTCTCCAAGTTTGGTGGCACAGTTAGATATTCAACCATTGTCGGTATTATTGACGACTCTGACAGGTCAATAACTAGGAATAATACTTACTTTAGGATGAGAAAGGACATCAAACCTGTTATTAACACCGACGCCACTTACACACTGTGTTTCTTGAACCCACTGGAGATTGACTGCAACAACCCAGTCATTAGTTCCACTGGTTTTAGGATGGAAGTGAACGGTATTTTCGACGAAAGGGAATATTTCATGGAGGATGACACTAAGGGTAACATCAGGACTTATTTTTACACCGAAACATACGAGAAAATCATTGCCAACAACTTTTTTGGTACAGTTGACTACGAAACTGGGGATATTTACTTAGGATATAAGGTCCCAATCAAGATTATCAATGTTACTACCGATAATGAGCTACTGGAGATCAGAGCTATCCCAAGAACTCAAGATGTGGTTGCCAGAGAGGCCACTTTCATCAATCTAGACATCGCCCAATCTTCAATTGGAGCTACAATTGACACAGGGATCGCAAAAGCATGAACTTTGACAAGATAGTAAGACCTTCATCTCAGGTAGACACCACTCTCCCCCTTTTTATTGCTGAAAACTATGAAAGATTCGTAGAGTTCATGGAATATGCTCTTGAGAGTGAAGAGCGCACAGGTTTCTCTCAAGATATCCTACAAAATCTACAAAAATACAGAGATTTCGACACTTATGCTAAACCCATTGTAGAATTCTCGTATCTTTCACAACGTTTCAATGATGTAACTGAATCTACCGATGAAACATATTATCCAAGGTTGAATACAGAGTCTGGAGACATAATTGACACCAATAAAACTAGGGTATATCGTGATAAGCCAAGATATTTACTATCAGCATACCAAGATGAGAAATTAGTACTCTTTTCTGGTGAGGGATTCCCAGAAGACAACGGTGTTTTGATGATTGATGACGAAATCATCTTATATCGTTATAGAAAGGGTAATATTTTTTATGATTTACAACGTGGAGCATCTGGAACCACACTTCTTGGAGATTTGTTGCACGATTCGGTTTACAAGACCACAGAACCAGCAAATCACTACCCAGGCGTTGAGGTCTACAACCTGAGTGGGTTATTTTTGTCTGCCATCTTGGATTCAATCCACAAAACCTTCGCAGAAGGGTTTGACGCTAAGAAAGTATCTAAACTGATTGACAGATCAACAGTATTAGAGAACATTAGAGATTTCTTCCAGTCAAAGGGTACCAAACTTGGGATTAAGGCTCTTTTCAAGATTCTTTATGCTGAGAATGACGTAGAAGTGGCGTATCCTGGTGACAGGATGATTATTCCTTCAGATTCAACTTGGTATGAGGGAATGTTACTTAGAATGGTGCCAGTAGAGTTCCCTTTGGCAAATCAGGAGTTCCCTCAAGTCAATCCAGACAAATTGATTGGTTGTGAGATGAAACTTAAGTCATATAATGATAAAGAAATCTATGGATCTGTTATTGTTGATTATGCATCACATTATTCATACGAGGATGAGGTCCAGTATGAAATTTATGTAGAGAAAGACAATATTAACGGTGAAACAGTAGCAAATCCCAAAACTAAGCTCACCAGACCATTGTACATGTATGGTACAGATGACGATGGTAGAGATGTCTATACAATCACTGTAGAGACCACTCTGGGGTTCCCTGACAGTGGTGTCGTAGTGGTTGGGGGTGAAGGTATCTATTATGGGTCAAAGTCCTTCAATCAATTCTTTAACTGTAAGCGTGGATTCATTGGTTCTGACGCTCCACACGATAAAGGGACCATGGTTATGGGTCCTTACTATTATGAGGGGTTTGTAACTGATTCTGAGGGCATTTCCCATTGTTCCAGAGCATTCCCACTCGGATTAGCTAGATCTGTTGAAATTCACGATCCTGGTGTTTTACATACAGTCAATGACTTAGTTGAACCCAATGGTCCAGGTAGAATAGACCCCAGAGAACCAATTATGGGTTCTTTACTAGAAAATTATGATGATTTCTTAGTCACACAAAATAACAGATATAGATTCGTAAATTATGTTGGTAATTACACTTATGGGATCAGTGGTATCTACTTTGATGACAAATTTGTGTTTGCATCATCTTCAAACCTTCCAATGTTCACAGTTGGTCCCTTTAGCACCAAAGATATTGAATTATTGGGTACAGAAAAATTTGAAGACGTTTTAAGTGATTCTGAAACCTTTAGTTTGGTTGTTGATGGAAAAAACTCCAACTTAGTGGTTGGCCCAGAGTTGACAGGAAAGAATCAGCTGCATGTCATCCCCAGAAGGGAAAGTATCCTCCCCAATCAACAAATATTGACCAAAGGGACTGATGCCATCGGTTTGTTTGTAGATGGTGTCCCTGCTTTCAGTTGTAATGACCCACACAAGGTTTACCAGGGTTCAATAACACATTACAAGATTATTAATGGTGGAACTGGTTATGTGAACCCCACTTTGGTGATTGATGGCCAAAAAGTGGATGAAACCATCACTTTGGATGAAGGAACGGTTGTTGGTATCACAAATGAGACTGGATCCAATTATACTGAACATCCCGAGGTCAGAATCAGTGGTGGAGAGGGTGCAGACGTACTTTTCGAATATGACAAGTTTGGTAGAATCATAAAAGCCAATTTAGTCGGTGGAGGACGTTTTTACAATGATTTACCAACTATTACTGCCATTGACGCTTCTGGGCGTGGTAAAGGTGCAGTATTCAGTTGTGAGATTGCAGATGGCGCAATTACTGACGTTACCATCGTTTATGAGGGTATTGACTATGATCCAGAGACGACCTACTCTGTAATTACTCCCAAAGGTGAAAATGCTGAAGTTGAAGGATATATTCAGTTTTATCACTTTGATAGACATTATCAAATCGTAGAAACAAGAAATTGGAACTATGATATCAATAATGGGTTTGTTTTTGAGAATAAAGAGGATGTAAGGACAGATTATGGATATATCATCAAACCAGATAAGTTAGCTGAGTATTTGGAGGAAACTCCCTCTCAACACTCACCAATCCTTGGTTGGGCCTATGATGGCAACCCAATCTATGGATCATATGGATATGCGAACAAAAAAGATGATTCAGATGGATTTGTTCACTATAGAAGCTCATATGTCCTAGCTGATGACAGATCTTCTATTATTGCAGGTGGTGGTGACTTTAACACTGTAGGTACTCTCCCTCCTGATGAGAAAACCTATTACATGGGTACATTCATTGAGGACTACACTTATGACCCAGATGCAGCGATATCCAAGCTTTTACAAAGAAAGTATATTGATACAGAAGTTCCAGAAAGAATAAAGACAAATCCAAAGGGCAAAGAATATATTGCTTATGGTAGACTACCAGATAAGATCAATGGTGAATATCCTGGTCTCTTAGATGAGTGCAACTCAGTAATTTGCAACACACCAGATTTCCCCAAAGAACTGTATCCTGATGGTATTAGAGCATACTTTGTTACCACAACTTACTCTGGTGAACCTGAGTACCCATATATCATCGGGCCAACATTCTGTAATAGGCCAGTATCACAACAGGTAAGCGTTGAGATCAATCAAACCCTGGTACCCATCAATACTGTGGTTTATGACGCAGCGAGTTCTTATGATGAAACTAAACTGGTGTTCAATTATGATGATGTTGAGAGATTTAGAAATGATTATTTGACATCTACTAAGGATGAGTTGGAGATTGAAGTTGCCGACACAATGAGTGGATCTGTATCTGAAATTGTGGTACAGAGTGGATTACCAAATACCACTAAGGTTGGTGATATCACTTATGTTGACAATTTTGACACGGGTGGTGCAGGAGCTGAGGGTAGAGTGTCCTTCATTAAGGGTGAGTTCGTTAAAGACTCTGTTGGTGAGGATATTAGGACTGTTGTTATTTCTCACGTCCAAATCATTAACATACCAGCTTGTGAATTTTTAAATTCAGATGGTACACCATATGAAGGAGACATATCTCACGTATTCGTCAGAGGTTCCAATATTATTTCGTCGTCTTACGCCAAAGGTGTGGTTTGGGACTATGACATAGAGTCAGGTGATCTAACAGTCATCATCACATCAAAGAATTTAATTCAGTATGGTGACACATTTAGAGATAATAGAAAGCAACTCATTCTGATTCCACATATAGTTGATGCGGATGGCAACATCAACCTTAGAAACTATAACCTCACTTCTGAGGAGATGTTACAGATTATATCCGAAGATGATCAACACATTATCAGGATGTTTGCTGATGAGCGACTGGATAGGACTGAAACAGGAGAATTGCCATCCCTAGGTTCCACAACTTACTTTGGAGTGATTGAACCTGACATAGAGTATGAGGATTTAGTTGCAGGTGATTTGTGGTATTCAAATCAAACTGGTAGATTATTCATTTGGTATGTTGATGAAGATGGAACGAAGCAGTGGGTTTGTACTCAACCAACTGGTACCATTCCAACAGAGGGTGCGTTAGACAAGTCACACGGATTTGATGATCCAGATAGCAAACCTGGTATCCAGAAAGAGCAGGAAGCCCTAATGACCACCATTTCAAACTGGGCCCCTAGTGAGCGTAAAGATGGTGGCCCCCTCCAGTATGGAGACATGTGGTGGTCACCACAAACTGCTCTACTTTATATGTGGTATGGTGAGCAGTGGGTTTGTACAGATCCCAATGGTTGGATACCTGGCGAACATCCACCTTCTGGAGAGGGTGCGTCTAATGTACCTAACTGGTATACACCTGAAAGAGAACATCCCTGGAAACACCAGTATGAAACATCATTATTCATCATTGTAAAACTGACACAGCCTAGAAAGATGCCTGATGGCACTAATCTTAGAGATGGTGTAATGTGGTGGTCACCCATCACTGGTAAGATGTATATTAGATACAGGTCCAGAGGACAGTCACAGTGGATTATCACCAACCCCATTGGCATCATGCCCAATGAGTATGCGACAGATGTGTCCGTCATTGATCCAGATGATAATGGACCCAAACCACCACTAAGACCAGGTCCTATCTTCCCACCAGGAGATTTGGATGATGATTTGTTACTGAAGTATCTCGGTATCAATTATATGTGGTTTGAGCATTTGAAGCACTTCTATCCAGATGACAAGATTAGATTTATTGCAGGTGCACCAGGAACAAGTAGCGTTGAGGATGCATATATTGTTAGTATTGCAGAGGGTGGTACACCTGCAGCTGCAGTGGTCAGAAGGGGTGATCCATACATTAAAGAGTTGTTGGATGGTACCCCCACATTCAATAAGACAAGGTCTTTGTATACCATTAGAACTATGTCCCCACACTTACAAAGAGTTGGTGACACTGTGATCATTGACAAGACTGTTCATGATGAATTGCGTGGTGGTGCTTATAAAGTTGTTGAGTCTGGGTTTGTTGAGCCAGCAGAAGGTTATGGTATAGTTGAGGACGGTAAGGTTATTGATGTTGAATTGACATTTAGAGGTAAGTATTACACTGACAACTTCTACATTTGGTTCTATGGAAATGGTGGTGTTGGTGGTTATGCTTACTGTATTGTTGCACCACTGTCAGAAGGTGGGTACATTAAACAAGTAAATGTTGAGTATGGTGGTATTCACTACAGACAGGATACTGCTAAGATTATTTGGCCAAAGGTACTGGACAAGAACCAGTTCTCTATTTACACAGAAACCACACTAGGTGAAGATGACAGTTTGACCTATTTCACTAACTCCAAGTATCCACAAAATGAGGCAGCTCTAATGAGAGTCAGCTCACCTGGATATCAATATGAAAAGTTACCCAAGATTGAGGGACTTTACAAGAAGTTTGTTGATAGAGCTGAAACTAGACTGGTGATGAATGGTACAGAGATTGAGGATGTAGAAATCATCTATGGTGGTCATAGATATTCTAATCCCAAGGCAATCTTTGTTGATCTCACCAATAATGGTTATGGAGCTGAAGCGGATGTTAAGGTAGTTGATGGTAGTATTGTTGATATTATCATCACCAATCCAGGCACAGAGTATGTTGAACCTGAGTTACATCTTGTAGAGACAAAGGGTAAGTACTTACCACTCACAGAGGATATTGGTAGACTGAAGTCCTTTGAGGTAGTTGATCCAGGTCGTAAGATTTCACCTGATAGATCACTCAAACCAGAACTGATGATTCACACCAGAGTCGTAATGTTTGATGTCGACGGTGACTTCAAGACCGGAGACACTGCATATCAGGGGATGGATGAATATAGGTTGGTCACTGCTAAGGTGGTTGACTATGAACCACATAATCAGATTCTCACATTGTCTGATGTAAGTGGTAAGTTAAGGGATGGTGAAACCCTCTACACTGACCACGGTGGCAGTGGTACTGTGATTCTTGAGGGACAATCTGATGCAAGGATTGTTGTTGATGGTGTATCCTCACCAAGAGGTGACTTCCTTGATGACACATCTAAGGTGAGTGAGTCATATGCAGTGATTCAGGACTCCTACTATTACCAGTGGTTCTCTTATGTCATTTCATCACCATTAGAGAAGACAATTTATGATTCCACGGTGAAGAAAGTAATTCACCCATCAGGTTTCATTATGTTTGCTGACCTTAGAGTCAATGATATGAGAACTCAATCCTTCAGGGTTGATGAGGTCCAATTCCTGTAAATAAATAACAAAAAGTAGAAATAGAATGGCGACACTGAATTCGAACGATTCTAGAACTAGGAACGCACAAAACTTAATTGAGTCGTATAACGAAGCTGACGGTGACGCCAGTGCTTACCTTTTTATTGGTAAGCCGCAGCCTTGGCAAAACGATTCTGAGCCACCTGTTCCAACTAACAATTTTAAGGAGTATTACCAAGTACATAACGATATGCTGTCATTGAAGCGTATCAATGACTTGGATGTACATATGATGGTACCTAGAGTGTCTTGGACATCTGGTACTGTATTTGACATGTACAGACACGATTACAATAAGGACATCACCTCTTTCTCTGGTGCTTCTAATCTTTTTGATGCTGTTTATTATGTCCTGAGTAGTAACAATTATGTCTATGTGTGTCTGTTTAACAACTATGACAGACCATCACTTGTAGAGCCACAGAACATTGCGGATGTTCCATTTGTGACATCAGATGGGTATCAGTGGTTAAAGTTATTCAAGGTTGACACTTTCAACCAACAGAACTATGCCACCAATAATCTAATTCCTATTATTGCTGATGATGTGACAGAAACAGAGCCTGGTGCAGTGTTTACTGTTTTGGTTGATGATGGCGGCACTAGATTTACCAACAATCCAGAGGGACCACTAGCTGATGTTCCAGATTATTATTGTAATATTGTAGGTGATGGATTTGGGGCTGTAGCTAAGGTAAAAATCAGGAGAGGTGTTGTCACTGAGGTAGAGGTTATCAGACCAGGTAGTGGTTACACATATGCGAAATTGGATTGGGTTGCAGGAAGAATCTACAAGGGTCTTGCTCAACTTGATGATAAGAGGAATGGACTGAATCCACAGGGTGATGGAAGATTCAGATCCACAGTAATCATTTCACCACCAGGTGGTTGGGGTGCATCTAGAAGGATCAGAGAAGAGATTGTTGACTTTGAGAAAAGGGCAAGAGAGCAACTCTCTAGACAGTTATCAGCCAGAACAGTCTGTGTTTTTGCTAACCTAAAAGACAACCTTACTGATTTCTTTACTGATACCCAGTTTAGACAAATTGGTATCCTGAAGGAAGTAGAGTATTCAGATGAGAAGTATGAAAACAATGATACACTCAATGCAGTTCATGCAATCAAGGTTTTAAGTGTAAGTGGACCTGAAGACTTCACCATTGGTGAATTGGTTACTCAGGAGGCAGATTATTTCTATGAACCAGAAACAGCGACTGGACTAGTAGTTGGTTGGGACTCCGAAAATAGTATCCTTAGGGTAATCTATAATGATACTACAACTGACGATAAAGGACAGACATATAAGTTAAAACATGATGGTTTAATTACATCTGAAAGTGGAAAGGTTGTCAAAGCTGACGTATCCTTTATTGATGACTTTATGGGTTTGTCATTTTTTAAAGGTTATGCTAGCCCAGAAATCGCCAAGTATTCTGGTTATTTGACTTATCTAACTAACCTATCTCCTATCACCAGAGCACCTTCTCAAAGTGAGAGAGTAAGCCTCACAATTACATTCTAAATAATTGAAAAGTAACAGTTAGATGCCTGCGAATCATAACTTAAACGTCCCACCATATAATGATGATTGGGATCCAAAAAAGAATTTTTACAGGGTGATGTTCAAGCCTGGATTCCCAATCCAGGCAAGAGAACTGAATCAATCACAAACGATCCTACAAGATCAGATTGAATCGCTTTCTAGTCACTTTATGAAGGACGGGGATAATATTGTCCCTGGTGAATTTTCATTAGACACACCCCATCCTTATGTAAGAGTATCCACAATTACTAATGGATCTGACCCACAGGAGTATGTTGGATACAATCTTATTGGCGTAACTTCGGGTGTTAGGGCAAGAGTTGTCCTCGCAGTTGAATCGACAGATGATGATGATCTGACATTCTATGTTACCTATGAGGATTCTGGTAATACGAACGAGTATAAAACATTCTTAGAGCAGGAAACACTTGAGACAGATACCCCACAAGCATACACAGCGAAGGTAGGCGTAAGTGGGATTAGTAAGCCCATCAGCACTCCTCCTGTAGGTATGGGTTCTCTGTTCACAGTAAGTGCAGGTACTTATTATGTGAACGGATTTATGGTCCGTAATGAGAATCAAGTAATCACACTTGATAAGTATGGGTCAGAACCTTACTATGAAGTAGGTTTCTTTGTCCTTGAGGATTTCATCACTTCTAATGAAGATACTTCACTCTTAGACAACGCTCAGGGATATTCGAACTTTGCAGCACCTGGTGCTGATAGATTACAAATTAAACTTCAACTCGGTAAGTTGGAGTATGATTCTGTTGCTCCAGATTTCATTCATCTTGCAACTATTCAGAATGGTGAGATCCTTGGTAAGACCGACAAGTCTATCAAATGGGATTGGTTGTATGATATTCTTGCGAAAAGAACATTTGATGAGTCTGGTGACTACATTGTAACTGACTTTGCGATCAAACCATTAGAATACCACAACAGTGATGAGATCAATGGTGTATTTGATGCAGATCCAGACACTGGCGAATATCCACCAATCCCCAGAAGTGGTAGTGAGGTACCACTAAGTTTCAACGCTGCAGATGCATTGTATGCTATCAGAGTTGATCCTGGTCTTGCATATGTACAGGGATATGAGTGTGGATACAATAACCCAATTTATGTGTATGGTAACAAGGCAAGAAACATCAATTTCATGCCCAATATCTTCACACAAATTACTGAGGGGTATAATCTCACTCTGACTAATGTTCACGGTGTTCCCAGTTTACAGAACATCTCACAGAATGCAACCATTACAGCATTCGATACACTTACACTGTATAGAAACTTCACAGATGGTTATGTTGGTCAATCAAGAGTAAATCCAGATGATTCTGGTTCAAGACCACTTTATTATGGTAAAGAACCACAGATGACTGTCCACATCGTCGCAGATGGTGAAATTGGTGATTTGGATGGTTACCTTGGGATGAACAATTATAATATCATCTATAATGAAGGAAGTACTTGTGTACTAACAGGTGTTGAGGAGACAGACTTTATCAGAGGTCAACCCATTGGTAATGCCACCATTATGATTGCTAATGTGGTAAGACCCAGACCATCTGGTGTGATGCATCCACGTTACTTCATTCCTAAGCAGTATGTGGATCAGCAGGATGGATATTATGGATATAACTCAACCCATAAGATGGGGTTCATCTCATCTGTCTACTACACAGAATTGGCACTGGTCGAAGATGAAACTGCTGATGGATTGAAATACGATTGGGAAGTAGGTAGATTAGTATTTGGTCTGGAATCTCAATCTTTTGCAACAGTAGAACCTGGTTCCACTAAAGACTTCTTATTGGTATCTAATGTTATTGGGGGATTTTTGAATGGTGAGAATATCGTACAGGTTCTCGCAGGAACGACCATCAAAAAGATTTCTAGACTTATCAAGAGGAACGAGGTTACTGACTTCCAGTTCTACACAGGTGGCACGACGAGTGGAGATCTTGGTGCGGATACAGAAATTGAAGTATCAGCTATTGGTGCTAAAACCACACTGGAAAAAGACGTCCACTTCACCTTTGATGCTGACTTCAATAAGTTTGTTCCCACAAGTGAAGGCCGCAAGAAACTTTATAACTTCCCATACCCAGAAGGTAGCATCCTCAACGAACGTGTTAACTACGTTCTTAAAACGAACGTATCAGGAGCTGAGGGATATGCAATCACTGCCCCAGGTAAGATTACAAACACTCTCACAAAGACTAAGTCGATCTTCTCGAACCTGACAACCACTAACCTGGATAAGTTCTCTGCAGATATCTCCATACAGAATAATGTAGATGCCGAAGTCTATGACATTGCAGACAGATCATTGTTCTCAGGTTCTGCTGGTCAGAACTTCATTACTTGTGACAACTTCTCTGGTGATGGTTCAGAAGAATTGATTGCCAATGATGTAGTTACCTTTGTAGATGACACTGGCACATCTATCTCTAAATTGGTTCTCTTTGCAACGAAACCAGTTGGTTATGGTGAGCAGAGAGCACAATCGATTATTTACTTTACAACTGCACTTCCTGACAAAGTAACTGGTAAGACCGTCCAAAGAATTAGAGTTAAGAGTAAGGGACACGAAGATCAGGACCTGGTCTTTAAGTTACCAGTTAAGACTATTGCAAGTCTGCAGAGTGATCCAACCACCACAAGAATTAATTACAGAGTTTACAGGCAGTTTGTAGAAAGTGGTATTCAAGGTGCAACTAGTGTCACTCTATCCACAGATAGAGACAATGAAAGATTTGTAACTGACCCAACTGGAGTCAATATTGCTATCATCAGGAATACTGGTGGATCCTCCATCGATCCTGTTGGTAGAAGTATTGTTGTCACTAATGTTGTTCTTAATAAAGATGACAACAGACAGGCAGAGTTTGAATTATCTCAACCACTTCCTACAAGTTGTATCATTAAGATCTTAGCACCAGTACAGGTTATTGACGCTATTGCGAAACAGAAACTGGATAAGAATACCATTATTGAAATTGAACCTGGTTTCTCTGATCAACTTGCAGAATTCGCCAAAATCCCTAACAATTCACTGTTGTCATTGGGTATTGCAGATGTTCATAAGATCAATAAAATCACTATGGGTGCTGCACCAGGAGAACCTGGAGCAGTTGATGTAACACTCAACTATCTGTTAGATGATGGTCAGAGAGATAATTATTATGACATTTCACGATTATATCTGAAACCAGGTAGACCACCTGCAGTAGACACAATCTACGTCGATTGTCAGTACTTCGAGCACAGTGGTGATGGTGATTTCTTCAGTGTCGATTCCTATACACACGATCTTGGTGTACCCTATCAAGATATTCCAACGTTTGTAAGAGGTCGCAATCTCCCTCTGCAATTGTCTGATAAAGATGGTACTGTTGTTGAATTGAGAGACTGTGTGGACTTTAGACCCATTGTCAACACATTATCAGAAGGTGATAACTCCAAAGAAAGTAAGATTGCCACTATTGTTGATGGGGTTTCTTCTTTCGACTCCACAAACTATAGAGACACATCAAATGGTGGTAATGGATTTGTTCCAAGACTTCCCGTCCCATTTACCCCATTCCAATCAGACCTGGAATACTACTTACCTAGAATTGATTCACTGTTCTTAGATAAGACAGGTAAGATGATTCTCTTGGAAGGTAACTCTGCCATCAGTCCACAAAGACCTTCAGATCTTACAACTGCTATCAGATTGTATGATCTTCACCTCCCAGCATACACCTTCTCTGTTGATGACATTACAGTCAAGAAGTATAACTACAGACGTTATACAATGGCAGACATTGCTTCTCTTGACAGAAAGATAGATAACATTCAGCAAGTTGTAACTCTGTCTATTTTGGAACAAGGTGCACTGAATATGAGCGTCAGAGACGCTGTCACCGGATTGGACAGATTTAAGAATGGTATTGTCGTTGATACGTTTGCTAATCACGAGAAGGGTGACGTTGGCACATTACCTTACAGAAACAGTGTTGATCCCAAGTATTCCCACTTGAGAGCACCTCACTTCACTGACCAGATTGAACTGGAAGAGGAGAATCAGACTGACAACCAGCGTAAGGGTAGTAACTACGTTTCCAACAATGGAATCATCACTGTACCTTATGATCAGGTAACATTTGCACAAAACCCATTTGCAACAGGCACAGTAAACCTTCAACCATATTCTGTATTCACCTACAAGGGTGTCCTGAGTCTGAATCCAGAAATTGATACCTTTAGAGATGTCAACACTCTACCTGACCTTGTGATTGAAGACAATACTGTCTTTGACGCTATGGTCAACCTGACTGATGAAATGCGTCGTTCGGGTATGGGCACTGTATGGGGTGACTGGGAAACCACAGGTACATCTACTTCATCCGCTACTAGATCCACACAGGATGGTAGAGCTACCCTTAATATTACTGAGACTACTGAATCCACAAGACAGGTCAGAACCCAAACACAGACAACATTCAATGTCAATACCTCTTCTATCCAAAGAACTTCTTATGGTGACAGAGTAACTGATGTTCAATTGTCTGAGACAATGAGATCCATCCCTGTGGAATTTGTTGCAACAAGACTGAAGCCCAACACCAGATACTATGCTTTCTTTGATGACATTGATGTCACAGCATGGTGTTCTATTGATGAAATGTCTTCTGACTTCCCAGATGGCAAGAAGAGATATGTGTTGCCACCAAATAGGTTAAGAAAGGGATTTGGTGCACCACTGTTATCCGACGCTGATGGTATCCTTCAAGGTGTGTTCATTATTCCTAATGGTCGCCCACCAGTTGAGGGTACAGTGTTTAATGGAAGGATGAGTTCCATTAGATATCAAACATCTGGTCCTACCAGATCCTTTGCAACTGGAGGAAGGATCCTTAGATTTAGTTCTTCGGAAAGCAATACCTTAAATGAGCAAGATCTGGAAGCTTATGCAGAGAAAGTATTCACCTCTAGTGGTGTAATTACCGACAAACAGGAAACCATTGTTTCCACTAGAGTTCCTGATGTCCAGTTTAGAACAAGACAAACCGATCAACAATCTAGAACTTTAACTTCAACTGGTATCTCTGATATCGATGTAGATGTCAGGGGCCCAGATGTCATTGAAAGGGTAGAAACTGTAGTTGTTGAGAGAGAAAGAGTTGTTATCAGAGAAAGAGCACCAGAGCGTGATGATCCTGTAGCACAAACCTTTATGGTGGATAACACCAATCCTGATGGTGTGTTCATCACAGAACTGGATGCCTTCTTCCAGACTAAGGATAATGTACAGGGAGTTGAAGCTTACATCACTACCACTGATGGTGGCGTACCTACCAGAACAATCCTTCCACACTCACACGTTAGCAAGAACCCTGACTCCATTTTGAGAGTTAGATGTGAATTGCCTAATGGTGTTGATATGTCAGTGTTGGAGAATGGATTTGAATTGACTGGTACTGAGAGTGGAGCTACTGGTGTTATCAAGTCTAATGTCAAATTTGAGTCTCCTGCAGCTAACCCAGGTGCCAACGTACAGAACAAAGTCTATAATGTCATTCTGAGTAATTATGATGGAGACTTTATTGCTGGTGAGGAAGTAACAAGTCCAAACTTAATCGGCATTAAGGCACGTCCAATATTCACTATCTGTAATGATGAGGTGGAAATCACGAGAGTTGATCTCACAAATATGGGTACCAAATATACAGAGGGTACCACAGTTGAATTCTCAATCCCAGAATTACCAGGAGGCAGAACTGCTACTGGTGTTGTTAAGGTTGCACCTATTGGTGACGAAGGGGCTGACCCATCTGAATATGTCCCTGGTCACGATGGTCAGGTCTATGAAATTATTCTGACAGACCCAGGTTCTGGTTACACCAGAGTACCAATGGTAACTATCATTGGTGACGGTGGAAATGCTGAAGCAGAATGTAGAACCAAGAAGTCCACACCTGGTGTAAAGATGGGTGTATCAGTCTCTGATGATGGTACTGTAGCAACCACATTTAAATTCCTGGCACCTGTTTACTTGATGGGCAACACTGAATATGCATTCGTCTTAAAGTCCCCCAATTCACTTGAGTACAGATCTTTTGTGTCTAAGTTGGGAGAAAATCTTGTTGGAACTAATAATAGAGTTACAAAACAACCCACAACTGGAACACTGTTCAAGTCTCAAAATGGTGGACTTTGGACTGAGGACCAGACACAGGACATTAAGTTCGCTATAAGGAGAGCTGATTTCGCACCCAATGTTTCCGCAAACATTGTCCTTAGAAATGTACCATTAAGGGACAAAGTACTGGAACCAGATTCCATTGAGACTAGTTCACTGGATGTACTTCGTGATTCCAGAATTTTTGGAATTAACCCAAGAGTTCTTAGAGTTTATCAGTATAATCACGGGTTCTCTAACGGTGATTATGTGTCAATCAGTGGTGTGAGAGGTAATGGTGGTGATGAAACTGCCTTGGGTGGTGTACCTTTGGATGAAATCAACACTTTGCATGAGGTCTTGGATGTAGATCTTCACTTCTTTAGTATTATGGTACTGACGCCAGCCACACTAACATTGAAGGGTGGTGGTAGCAACATCAGATGTTCATACAGCAGACCTTATGAGGTTATCAACGTCTACACTGGTATGGTAGTCTACAGCTCTTCGTTGGTTGGTGTAACCAATAGAGCAACACAGACTGTGGGACTTTCACCAATCAGTGTTGATTACGAAGGCAATGAGGTGAAGTACAATCAAGACAACCACTACATTCTTGATGACATTGTACCCATCAGAATGATGGAGAGCTACTATTACAATGAGCCGATGCAGGTTGCCAATTACTTGAATGAACTCAAGTACAATGATGGTATTCATATGAGAGGAGAAAAGTCAATTGAGACGACAATTAGAATGTCATCACTTGACAATAAGGTCTCTCCAGTCTTTGATATTCAAAGAACTAATATGAATCTGATTCGTAACCTTATTGATTATCCAAAGCCACTCACTGCTTCCTTGGGTGCAACAACTAAGGTAATCACCTTCAAAGATGAAGTTGACCTTGAAGTAGGACAGGAACTTACAATCGATAGTGTATCCACTAAGGTTGCTAGAGTTGATGGCAATAACAAGTCAATTATGGTCTACACAGAACCAGGCAAGAAGATACGTAGGAATTCCACATTCAGTGATGACCAGTTGAATCAGATTGGTGTTATGGAGGTTGTAAACAGACAATCCCAATCCTTCTCTCCTGAAACTGAGGTCGTTGGTAGTGTCTTCGCTAAGTGGACATCTAAATTGTTCGTTTTTGAGAATATGTGTGATGGCATCGAACTGAAGTTGTCATCTATATTCTATTCACCAGATTCAATTAGAGTGTATTACAGACCCAGAAACATTGGCTTCGATGCTGACATCACATCAATTCCTTGGATCCCCTTCAATCCAGATCAAGTCCTTCCTGATGAGGATAGAAGGGTAACAGAAGACAATGAAATTATCTGGCCAGCTGATCCAGATTATAGTCAGACACTTCCTCTGTATAAAACTCCTGGTCTTCCAAACAGTGTAGATCTCATCAAACCCAGATCTACTGACAGTGTCGACCCAGCAATGATTAAACCTGATGAGTGGCAGTCCTTGACCTGGTCTGCACAGGATCTGGCTAAGTTTGATGCAATCTCTGTCAAGATTGTCATGGTTGCTAATAACCCAGCACTAGCACCACTTATCGACGATTTACAAATCGTTGTGTCAGAATAAATAAGACTATGAAAGCTAAAGTAGAAGGTCACGTCAACATTTACAAAGACACAAATTCTGGTGTCATTGTAAATCATGATAATTCAGAAAGATCCAGATATAGGCTTGCCAAAGAACAGGCAAAACAAAATCTGAGATCACAAGATGATATCTCTGAACTTAAAAAAGAGATTGATGAGATCAAGTCTTTGTTACAACAATTGATTAACAAATAATGGCACTTAATTTTCCATCTAATCCTACAGATAAGCAGATCCATATTGATCCTGCTTCTGGTCTGAAGTATATTTTTAATGGATCTGTTGGTGGTTGGGAAACTGCCATTCAACCTCCTGTAATTACCAGTACTGATGAGGAACCTTCTATTGAGTTGGAGGGTTTTTTATGGTGGAACCACCCAGACAGAATGCTGTATGTGTACAAGGGTGGGGACTGGATCCCCATCATGCGTGCAGGTGGATCTGGTTTCCTTGGTGTTCCTGTAGTTTGTGCACCTAAACCACCTGATTATGCTAGAGAAGGGTGGCTATGGTGGCACAGTATTGAAGGTAATATGTATGTTTATTATTGTGATGAGCCAGAATATGATGTAGAAGGTGCCACTGGTTCCTGTCAGTGGGTTATTACCAATACTGCAGCATCTGATGGTGGTGCAGAAGCTTTGGCTATTGTGTCAGATGAAAGACCAGATGCACCACAAGATGGGCAAATTTGGTATAATAATGGCACAGGTTCATTGTGGGTTTATGACGCAGCAGAACCTGGCTCATGGAATGAGGTTGTAGGTGGATCCGGTGGTGGTTCTTCTTCTAATATCACTGGAACCAACCCAATCTTAGTTTCAACCCCAGCGGGAAGTGACGCCACTAATATTTCTATCAAAGACGCGACAACAACACAAAAAGGTGCTGTCAGATTAGCAAAGTTTGGTGACGAAGATCTCAATACAGTTGCTGTGACACCAGCATTTTTAAAAAGTAGTGCTGGAGACATAATCCCTGACGCAACAGAGACAATTAAAGGTGTGGTCAGACTGGCAACAGATTTGAACGATGCTGATGGAGTGGTAACAGCAGCCATCCTTGAAAGAGACGCAGACACAGCAGGTTTCTCTAATCCAGTTGGTACTATCATTATGTTTGCGTCTGAGTTACCTCCTGTTGGATATCTTCTGTGTAATGGTGATGTCATTCAGAATGGGATGACAACGATCCAAGGTATGACAATCGACACTTCTAAATTGTATTCGATATTAGGTACTTCTTACAGCACAAACTCTAATGTAAAATTACCAGATACTAGAGGTAATTTCATTCGTGGTTATGATGCTGGAGCAAATCAGGATGCTGATCCAAGCAGACAGTTTGGTGAGTACCAAAGTGATTCTATTAGAGGTGGTACCCCATTCAATGAGGAAACCGGCACAACCATTGGGTCAGAAGACACCACACAATTGACCAATAGTAATGTCAATCAGACATCTCCATACACTACAGAAACAAGACCAAAGAATATTACAGTTAGTTACTGTATTAAGTACTGATAAATATTAAAAAGGGGATTTCTAATGGCAAATTGCGGAAATATTGAACTTAACTTTCCTAATGACCCAATTGCTGGTCAGATTTGGAGAGATCCTGCGAACGATATTGAGTACATTTATGATGGATATAAGTGGGATGTATACCAGGATAAGGACAACTTACAGAATCACTGGGTAAGAAATGAAGCACAGCAGAGATTGACACCTAGAGATCCAGACGATCGCATCAAAACCTCTGGATATCAATTTGCTTGGTTAAAAAATCTCAGAGAAGCACCAAAGAGTAGGGTATAATGGCTAGTACCTATAATGTAAATTTACAATTGACAGCTGGAACTGACTTTGGTCAGGAGTTTTATCTTGCAAATCCAGATAAATCACCCATGGATATTACTGGATGTAAATTCAGTGCGTACTTTACTAAGTATCCTGGTGCCATTGACGCTGTGTGCACCGAAATCCCAGAACATATTCACTATCAGGTCACACCATTTAATTGTAGTGTTGTTAATGGAGTTGGTGGTGTGTACTCCTTGAGCTTACCCAAAGAGAGTAGTAAGCATTTTCAGCAGGGTAAGTATGTTTACGCAGTAAATATGACTGATGTGAATGGCAATCAGCAGCAAGTCTTGAATGGTTTGTTGTTTATTGACTTTGGTGTGTATCCTTGTGATTGTTAATCCTTTAAAATAAATATAAAAAACAGGTAAAGCCATGTCTGAGTGCCTACAAGATATTCTAATAAGTGAATTACCAAGGATCGATGAATTTTCTTATGATGATCTCCTTGTAATTGACGTTAAAAAACCAGGTCTGGAGACATTTGAGACTCATGCCATTACTTGGGGACACTTAACTGGTGTTTATCCTCCTGGTGGTGGTGGAGGTGGTGATGGCGACGGCGACCAAAATATTGATAATGAGATTATTCTTAATGGTATCGTCAAATTTATCGATGGTACAGAGTTAAGACCCTCAATCACCTTCATCAGAGACGACAATACTGGTTTCTACAGGCCAAGAGACAACACTATTGGCATCACTACAGGTGGAACTAGGGTAGCAGTCTTCAGTAATCAGTACTTTGGGGTAGGAACTGACTTCCCAGAGGAGATGGTCCACGTAAATGAGGGTAATGTCCTGATTAGATTGGGTGGGAATGAAAATGATCTCTACTTGGGCTCATCCACAAGGACGTTAGGTGGCGATCCATCTATTCAATCTGTTGGTACAACTCCTTTAACGTTCCACGTCAACAAAAATGAGTGGTTGAGGATCAACCAATATGGTGCTTGGGGTCTTAGATATGGCGTCCTAATTGATTTCGGTAAGGCGGAAATGGTCCTTACTTCTAATGGACCAGAAGAAACTGTTCAGTGGAGAAAAGCAGAAGAAATCATCGATCTGAATCAGATCCTTGAAGACATTGACAACAATATGATCGGCAAGGGTGAACTTGACGTAGTGTCTGATGGTAAAACTGATGTAGGCGGAACATTAATGCCATCTGGTATCAATGTCGAGACGATACTAGGTGGTGTCGACACAACAGATGTAGATCCAGATACTGGACTACCAATTCTACATCCCTGTATTGAGAGACCTAACGCTAATGCATTTGAGGATACAGGTTGGTACATTGAAGTAGATGACACAGTTGTCCGAACTGATGGTAAGCAGATCATAAGCGGTGATAAGACACTGGATGGTGTTTATAGATTGTCAAACTTGGGTAATTTTATCACTTACGCAAATGGTAATTTCGACTTCCACAGAATTAAGTGGCTTCCAAGACGATAATCTAAATAACTAAAAAGCATTATGGCTTACGACGATATTAGAATCACCCAATTACCAGAGATTCAAAATGTTGAGGATAATGATTCTATTATCATCAATGATGCCACCAATGATCTCACTTACAGGGTTGATTGGAGAGATCTCAAAAATTCTATTGGTACCATTTCTAATGGTATCACTTTTCCCCTAGGTGAAAGGGATTACCCTTCTGTAGCGATTGGTGATGCGACTTCTGGTATCTGGGCTGATGACTATGGTAAGTTTAATATTGTCACTCACGCCAGAGACAGGATCAGAATAAACCAAGCTGGAACTACAGAAATTATCAATGGTAATGTAGTCATTGGTAACTTTGATAAAGCTTGCTATTATAACCTTACTGTTAATAACATCACCAGATTCAACTGCCTTGTCTATATGGAAGGCGGATTGAATATGGGTGGTGTCATCATTGATGGTGATGGAAACATCATTACTGATGGCAATCTGATTGTTGGTGGCGATGTAGAATTAGGTACAGATTGTGATAACACCATTGTAATCAAAGGAGAGTTGATCGCGGAGTGTGATTTTAAACTTCTTGGTAATGTAATTATTGGTGGTAATATTGTTGCTGATGGTGATTTAACTATAAAAGGAGATGTCTCACTGGGAAGTGGTTGTGATTCAGAAATCATTTTAAATGGGAATACAACTGTCAAGTGTGACCTAGCTGTTAATAAGGACCTCACAGTAAATGGTAGTGTTGATATTAACGCACAGGGTGGAAGTATTAACATCGGTCACCCAGATACAAACTGTAACCGCAACCCCAATGAAATCAATCTCAATGGTCAGGTTAATGTCCTTTGTGATCTGAATGTTGGTGGTAATACAAACCTTGAAGGTAACCTCGGTGTAGAAGGTGACCTAGAAGTATTGGGTGATATTGTCTTAGGTAGTGATGGATGTGATGATGGTTCGGTAACCATTGATGCTCCCACTCAAATTAACTGTGACACTACCATTGATGGTAATATTACAATCAATGGTGAAGGACCCCATGTCATTGGACCTGGTGGCGGTGGAGATTGTGCAAATATTGAATTGAATGGTAATGTAGATATCTCTTGTGACCTCGCAGTTGGTGGTGATACAAACCTGAAGGGGGACTTAAATGTTGAGGGTGGACTGGTCGTAGGACCTCCTGGTGGTGATTGTGATGATTCCCCAGACATTGACCTGAATGGTAATGTTAATATCAGTTGTGATCTCAAAGTAGATGGCACAGCACATCTTAATAAGATTATTATTGATAGGGACGAAATTATTATTGGTTTGCCACCTGGTGGTGGATTCCCTTGTTATGCAGATGGCACTTGCCCAGATGGTTATGAATGTGTAGATAATGGGTGGGGAGGTACGACATGCATACCGACTCCAGGCCCAGGTGTTTGGTTCCCTTGTGGTCCTGGTGGTGAATGTCCTGACGGGTATGTTTGTGTTGATGATGGAAATGGTGGCACTGTCTGTATTCCAGAAGGTGGTGGAGGAATTGGGTTCCCCTGTAATCCAGATGGATCTTGCCCTCCTGGATTCCAATGTGTAGATGATGGATTAGGTGGAACAGTTTGTATGCCAATTGGTGGCGGTGGAGATTGCGATACCTCTCCAGATATTGAATTGAATGGTAATGTAGATATCTCTTGTGACCTCACAGTTGGTGGCGATCTCAACATCATTGGGAACATTGATGTTGGTGGTGGTAATATTCAATTGGGTGAGAAGTGTACTGACATAGTAAAAATTGGTGGAACATTAGATGTTGATTGTGATGCAGATTTTGACAAAGATGTAAACATCGGCGGTAATGTTCAGGTGGGTAAGACCTGCGACGACATATTAGAAGTCAACGGCAAACTGAACGTGGTTTGTGATGCCACATTTGGTGAAAATGTTACTATTAACAACGATTTAACAGTTAATGATGGTGACATCAAAACCAATGGTGGAATCTTTATTGGTGATGGTTCTGGACTTGTAAACTTGAACCTGCCAGGATCCCTTAGATTTAAGGGGAGTGTAAATGCAGGTGGTCCCGCTCCCAGACCAGCTGAAGTTGGTGACTTCTATCTCAACAACTGTGGTGATGGAAAAACAGCAACAATTGAATCATTCCCAGATTGGAATTTTACAGAGAACTTCCCTAACGGGTCAGTTGTTGGACCCAATGGTAGGATTATGGTTCTTCTGAACCAGCACATGATCTACACTGCTGATGGCACTTGGATCTGTGGTTCTATTGTTGAATCTGATGGTTATGTCACACTTGATACAACACAGAATATTACTGGAGACAAGACCTTTACTGGTGACTACACTTATCTGTACGCACCACTAACCGAGATAGGTGCAAGTTGCGGTGATAAATTAAACGTTAATGCCTACAGTAAATTCTTGTGTGGTATGGAGATTGGGGATTCTACTTCCCCTTGTCCATCAGGAGCACCTAATGATTTAGATATTTACCTTCATACTAATATCGAATGTAATCTCGATGTTAAAGGTAATGTTGATCTTGGAAATGGTTGTAGTTCCACATATTTAAAAATCCATTCTCCAACAACTATTGATTGTGATCTTGATGTTAAAGGTAATGTTGAACTTGGAACTGCTTGTGGTTCCACATATTTAAAAATTCATTCTCCAACAACTATTGATTGTAATCTTGATGTTACTGGTAATCTTAATGCTGAAGGTAATGTAGATATTGGATCTGGTAATTGCAGTACAGGATATTTAAATGTCCATTCTCCAACAACTATTGATTGTGATCTCAAAGTTGACGGCAATTCCAACTTGCGTCATACCTACCCACAGACAGACAGGACTTATGATCTTGGATCATCTAGCAAGAGATGGAGAAATATTTACACTGGTGATATGCACTTCAGTAATGAAGGGACTGGGGGGAATAGTGTAGACGGCACAACAGGTAACTGGACACTCCAGGAGGGGGAGGATAACATCTATCTTATCAATAACAAAACTGGAATGAAATTTAAAATCTCTATGGAACCTGTTGGATAAATAATAATAAAACAATGGCAGCGCCTCTTCTCACAATTGCAAGCATTGGTGTGACTCCCAATCCCATCAATGTTTTTATTGTTTCAGACACAGAACCAGAATTCCGCGACAACGGTGGGGACCTCCAGCAAGGAGACAGATGGTTTGATGAAACAATAGGTACGGAGTCAATTTACATTGACAGCCATTGGATTGCCATGTCTCAGTCCCCCTTCTAAATAATCAAAACTGTTAGTTCAATGACAAACGATAAGGATCTTTTTGGTAATCTAGACGAACTTTTTGAAAATATTAACCTAGATGAAGCTGCAGCCCTTGCTGGTGGTGAGATTAAGCCTTCTCAAGAGGATTATGAGAAGGAACTGATTGAGAAGCTGAATAATAACGAGATTGAACTTACAGATGAGGTAATTACTGAACTTAAAGAGGTAATTACAGAGGGTGGTGAAGTAGATCAGAGAATCTCGACATTCCTTAGACAGAAGTTTAATATTCAAGAGGAAGCAACAGAGGTAGTAGAGGATAGTAGAGAATACGTTGAGCCATATTATCCACTAACAGAGAGCAACGATGAACCTGCAGAGCCTGCTATGGCTCTTGACTACATCAACAGCCTGGCTGGTGAACTTTCCAGTTACGTAAAGTCAAATAATCTCAACAAAAAGTCCCAATCTGAAGTTGATCAGACACTAACAGAGAAGGTTGAGTATCTTACTAATCAGCTAGGTATCATTCGTCGAACCCTTGATGAGCAGGGTAAAACCATTGTTGCTGGTATTGGCCAGGGTGGTGATGGTCAGACACCTGGTTCTGGTGAAGTCAGACTACAGAAACAAGATGACGTCGATATGGACGGCATCAAACCTGGTCAGACACTGTGCTGGGACCCAGACATGTACAGCGGCACAGGTGGTTGGTACCCCTGTGACGGTAGCGGTGGAGGCGGTGGTGGCACCATTCAGCCACCCACTAACGGTACTATCTTTGGTTGTACTAAGGTTAAGGACTGCGCTGATCTGTATTGGGGCACAAAAGAAGAATATGAAACTTGGTATAACGACGGTGCGGTAGACGGCGACCTCGGTGCTGCTAAGAAAGTAAGAGAAAAAATCAGAGCAATCAATGGTGTCATCGCTCTTGAGTACGAAGCATCAGGCACTACACCTGGAGCCTTTGTTTCTGACAACTGGTATGCTGTAGGTGCTGTTGATTGTAATGACAATATTCTGGACAGTGACGCTATCAGCACTGATGGTACTTCAGGTCCGTTCGGTCCAGAGGGCTACTTCCTAGTCTATGATGACCCCGATGATTGTGGCGAAGGTCAAGATGGTTGTGATGCACTACCCATCGACCCCATCGGTTGTAATCCAGTTCTGCCTGCAGTAGACCCATTCGATAATGAACTGCGCTACGGCACCATTGATGATGCAGATGCTGACCCAGTAGATGATAGAGGTTGGCGTGTTATTGATATTAACGGTTCCGCTATCCAAGGCGTAACTGAAATTATTGCTATTGCCTTCGAAGGTTGTGACAGAGTCACAATGAATGGCAAGTATACAGTATATTATAGAACTGAGGGTGGCATTAAGACTGCGTCACTTATTGATGATGACGATGATGCAGATACCAGAAGCTTCTTCATCTTCAATGCCGATTGTGATACCACAGTGCCACCTGACCCAATTCAAGACCAACTCCTTGGTTGCCTTGCGGCAGATGGTTGTAAAGAGCTGAGTGATAAGGATGCAGACGGCAACCCTGTTGCGAACCCAGTTGGTCAAATCTATTTTGGTGACGGTGACCCACTAAACTCTACTCTCGTTAAGGCTGGTGACCCACCTGTCAACGTCGACGATGCACAGAAACTACAATTCGTTGTTACTAAGAAAGGTGAGCTCTATGATATCGACGAGATCACAGGCGACATCACCGCTACTTGGGTAGTTACTTACACCGACTGGTCTAGCAATACTAAGCAGGTTGAGTGGGAAGCAACACTGAACCCTACTGACTGCACTATTGGTTTCTTTATTGACGGTGGTGACCAAGTATGTCTCAACCCATCAGAGGATGTGGATGAAGACGGAGACCAAATGCCATGGCCTGGTCTGATTACAGGTTGTAAGGAAATTGACCCCACCCTGTCTAGCGGCAACTTGATGTGGGGTGATGGTACAACAGGCGTAAACGCAGTTGACGACATCGCTAACACTGGTAATCCAGTTGATGATTGCCAAAGAATTATCTTTGTATTCTCCACACACCCAGATGTCGACGATACCGACAAGATTGGTCAGTGGCAGTGTCTGTATAGAGACTTTGCAGGTGACTACAAGATTGGATACTCACCCACCGCAAAAGATGATGGTGCAGTAGATGGTTTCTATATCGAAACCACCAGCCCCGACCAATGTATTGACGACGACCCAGACTTCAACTTCCAGTTTGGTATCTTTACTGGTTGTAGAGAGCCCCTGGTTCCTGGTCCTCTGTATTGGGGAACAAGACTTCAATACAATACAGGTGACACCAGTACTCAAGTTTCTAACTCTCTTGGTGTAGCCATTGGTGTATGCAAGAAAGTATACAGACCAATGTCCCTGGATGGAGATGAGTGGTTTGGTATTTACATTGATGGAACTGACAGAGCACGTATTGCTGTGCATCCACAGGACGGCTCTACAACAGCTTCTCCACCAAATGGTTTCTATACTCTCGGTGACTGTGCTGTTGACGATGATGAGGACAACTGTCCTCTTGACGACCGCGTCTATGCTGACCCATATGGTTGCCGTGTCGTAGCAGCCCCTGGTACCGACCTTCTGTGGGGTAACGAGACAGCCAGCGAGGTGGTAGATACTGACGTTATTAAGATTCTGAGCGTCTACACCGAAGACCGTTGTGACAACAACTATGGTGTATGGCAGTGTGTCTACCTCAAACTTGTAGGTGACGATGAAGAGATGAGACTGGCTGAGAGGTCCGGTTTCAACCCTGCTGACCCTGTAGAGGATAGCGAGAACTTCTTCCTGGATACCTCCGTTGTTGAGTGTCTTGAAGACCCCGATAGTATTGAGGGTGGTAAGCCAGTTCTTGGACTTATTACTGGGTGTCGTAGAACACTGGAAGGTGCAGGGACTACACTACACTGGGGTGCTGGAACTGACATCACAGAGGTCGTTAAGGACATTGATGGTAACGACGTAACAGACGCCAAGTTTATTGTCGGTGTTGTATCGTTCAACTCTGATGATACCAAGTTCGGCGATTGGATTTGCCTCTACAAGAAGGCTGATGGTACATACAACACAGCTATCACATATGGTCAGTCTCCAACTGATGGTTACTACCTTGACCCCGCTAACTGTGACCCAGAAAAGTGTGATGGTGACGTCTACTTCGGTTACCTCCCCGATTGTAACTCTGTAGACCCCAACTTCGATGCAGGTTTGCTGTATTGGAACAACGGTGATGAGAATATTGATAATATCGCTATCAAGGATGAAATTGGCACTTCACTAAGGGCACGTAAGGTACTTGCCACGCTGACAGTCGACGACTGCGAGGACGACGACTTCGATATTACTGAAGACCACGAGTGGTTGGCACTCTACTTTGATGAGGACGGTAAGCTGTCCCTTGTAGGTGAGCAACTTGGTAAGTCACCCAACGGTGGTTACTACATTGAGGTTGACGAAGTTAACTCCTTCTGTTCATATGATAATGGTGCAGGTGGTATCTGCGAAAACGACCATGATTGCCCACTTGGCTTTGTCTGTGTTGGTGGCATCTGTGAGCAAATCAGATGCGATAGTACACCTGACTGCCCCAGCGGCTTCGATTGTGTCAACGGTATTTGCCTGAGACCTTGTGGAGAGGGTGAAGATGCTCTCTGTCCTCCTGGCTCTCACTGCGTTCAAATCGGTGACCTGACGTATTGTATTCCTGGTCCAGGGTGTAATGGCGAATGCCCAGAGGGTTACTTCTGTATTGATGGTGAGTGTGTCATCGTAGAATGTAATCTTGAGAATATCAACGGACCTATTCATGGCGGTAAGGATGACGAAGGTTGTCCTCCCGGCTACGAGTGTCACCTTGGACAATGTCTCAAGCCTTGCGACGATACCAAGCCCTGTCCTCCTGGCTTTGTCTGTGTCGATGGCTTCTGTCTCCCACAGTTCGGTCCTTGTCCACCTGAGGGTTGTCCTCCTGGCTATGAGTGCATCCTTGGCGCATGTCGTCAGGTATGTGACCCAACCAATACCTGCCCTGCTGGTCATGAGTGCTACAACGGTGCTTGCTTCCCAGTCTGCGATAACGGCAACTGCCCTGACGGACACGAGTGTGTTGAGATTTCACCTGGTGTAAGTATCTGTCTCCCAACCTTCGAAGGTTGTAAGGATGACACAGACTGCGGTGGCAACTTCGATTGTATCAACGGTATCTGTCTCCCACAATGTGACCCATCCAACCCATGTCCTACAGGTTTCGAATGTTTCGAAGGTAACTGTGTTCCAGTCTGTGATATCGACAATCCATGTCCCGACGGGTTCCATTGCTTGAGTGGTAGATGTGTTCCTACTCTGAGCTGTGACCCATCCAACCCATGTCCTACAGGTTTCGAATGCATCGACGGTTTCTGTCGTAAGGAATGTGATGACCTTGCCGTAGAGCCCTGTCTCCCTGGTTTCGAATGTATCGACTTGGGTGGTGGAACACACTGTTTCCCCAAGTGTGACGTAGATTCTTGTCCTCCAGGTCACGAGTGTATCGGTGGTATTTGTATTCCACCAATGAATTGCAATAGACCTGGTGGATGTCCCAGTGGATATGATTGTATCGATGGTATCTGTCGTCCAGAGTGTGATAACACCGACCCCGATAAGAACTGTCCCGATGGTCTAATCTGTGATGGCACTCATTGTTGGACACCTTGTGACCCAACGAATCCTTGCCCACCTGGATATAATTGTATTGGTGGCATCTGTATTCCAGAACTGGGTTGTAATATTGACCTAGATTGCCCAACCGACTTTGATTGCCTGGGTGGTGTTTGTAGAGAGAAGTGTGTCGATACAATCGATTGCCCCGAGGGCTTCGAGTGTTGGTTCGGTCATTGTCTCCCCACCTGTGATGTAGATAAGATTTGTCCTGATGGTCATATCTGTCATGATAATGTCTGTGTTCCAATAACTCCTTGTGAAGACGACACAGATTGTCCAACTGACAACACTTGTGAAGAGGGTATCTGTAAGAAGAACTGTCTTGATAGTGGCGATTGCCCTGACGGTTACATCTGTATCGATGGTAAGTGTGAAATTATTGGTGGACCCGATGGCAACTGTACTGGTGACGACCATTGCCCACTAGGCTTCATTTGTATCGACGGCTTCTGCCGCCGCGAGTGTCTTGACCCAACAGCATGTCCTCCCGGCTACATGTGTATCGGTGGTGGATGCTTCCCTGGCATTCCTGAAGGTCCCTGTGCTGACGGTGCTTGCCCTCCAGGCTATGAGTGCTTCATGGGTATCTGCCGTGAGCCTTGCAGCCCCACTGGTGATTGCCGACCCGGCTTCGAGTGTAATGACCCACCAGGTGGTTGCTGGCCACAGGTTTGTGACCCCGCTAACCCATGCCCCGCCGGTTTTGAATGTGTGGATGGTAGATGCCGTCAGATTTGTGATGACAGCAACCCATGTCCTGACGGATACAACTGCATTGAGATTAGACCAGGCCTGACTGTCTGTCTCCCAATCACAATCGACCCCGAAGGTCCTGAGCAACCTATTGACCCAGGTCCTAATGAGCACCCTGCAGTTGGTTGTGAACAGGTCGACAAATGTGGTTACTTGTATTGGGGTTCCGATAAGGATTACGCAGACGTAAGTGGTGAGCTCCAGCAGGATGCTGATGGCCCTATCCTCGTCAAAAAGATTGAGCTGATTACAGCAACTAACGTTTATCCTAACGGCTTCGGTACCTATACGGTATACTACAGAACATGTGATACCGATGATATTAAGATTCACTCGGTTTACAAGCAGTCTCCTGAGAACGGTCTTCTGCATTCTTTCTTCATCAGGCCTGATGATGACAGCATTTGTATCAACTTTGGTGACACACACGAGCCTGTTGAAGGTCTCATCGCCGGTTGTAAGGAAACTGACAGAGGCGGCACCGTTCATTGGGGTACCATAGCAGAGGCTATCGGTAACTACCCTAATGACCCACTGACTTATCCTGACGGCACACAGATTATTGCTAAAGGCATCATGCGTGTCTTCAGTATTGATTGTGTAGACCCAGCAGACGGTCAGGCTGGTCAGGTCGGCACCTGGGAAATAGTTTATCAGCTGACTAACGGTAATATTGAGTTTACTACCGTCTATGGTAGAAGCGGCCCAAGTGGTCCTGAGGGAGCGTTCATGAGAGCGTCCTCTGGCTCCGTCTGTATTGATGACACTTCTGATATTGTCTCCACCAGAGAGGTACTGTTGGTCAACTCACCTCGCGTGATGCAGACCAGAAGTAGATTCTACGGTAAGACACCTCAGGGCACACAGGATATCATCGGTCCTAACGGTGAAATCATCCGTTACGAGACTCAGGAACAGGCTAACATCCTGAACCTCGAACTCCTCGACCTTCTGGACGATAGAAAACCAACCGTTCATGTCATTCCTGACATCAACGAAGTCACTGGACACTATGTCCCACAAAGAGGTGACCTGTGGATTGACCCAACTGACTACTCCATCTACGTCTGTGATACTGTTGCTGAGTTCCCTGACCCAGATGACTTAATGGAGGATCCAGAAACCAACTTGGTTTGGATGGAACTGGGGGCCGCGTCTGGTGGCGATAACAGCACCCCTAATCAGGGTAGCAACATCTTCCTGCAGGATGCCGAGCCTTCGAAGGCAATCGTCAAGCATGCCGACATCTGGATTGACGCTGAGACTTACCTGGCATACACCTATAACTCAAGCTCTGAGTCCTGGGTATCCATTACTGGTGACGTCAAGGCAGTCCTCAACAACAGATTTGAAGTTCATATTGACTCGGAACCACCCGATAAGGATACCACCAGAGTTGGTGATATGTGGTTCGACTCGGAGGTTGCTGAGATGCGAGTGGCTTACATCCCTGACGGTAGTACGAACATTGTTTGGGTTCCTGTTCAAGGTACTGGTCACAAGGCCATTCCTGCTCTCAAGCCTTTCGATGCTACTGAGCAAGAGGAGGAAATCTCTGAACTCAGAGATGAAATCTCACGCCTGAGCGCAAGGTTGACAGCGTTGGAAGCCAACAACTGAAACTAAATAATAGAAAAAAGTACCATGAGCTGGTTAGACTCTGACGATTTCCCAAGTGGTCCTGGCGGCGGTTCCGTCGACCAGTATTCTACTTGGGTGCACCCTAACACCCAGGCAGTATATTTCTGGGATGTAGATAAGAATTCTTGGAAGACTCTTAGCAGTCCAGGAGCTCGTATGTTTACTGATACAGTAGACCCTGGTCTCAGTGGATATCAGGTACAAGATGGTGACATGTGGTGGGATTCCAGAGCTCTGGAGCTTCGTGTTTATCATAAGCCACCCAAGACCCCAGAGATGGCAAACAACCCTCAGGGTAGATGGGTATCTTCTACTAACCCAGAGATGACGCTGGAAGATACCAACCGCAACATGATTATCGGTATGGTTACTATCGATGGTTCGTCGTCACCGTTTGAGGAGGAGGAAGTTATCTTCACTGCTGATAGACCATATGGTGGTGCACCTGAAAGCAAGATTGAGTATGAGTGGAGGTCCTCACCGCCCGATATCACAGTTAGGGATGCTGGCGGCAATGAAGTCACATATACAATCTTCTTTGGTAGCCCCAATCAGAAAGAGACAACTGTCAGATTCCCACAAGGAACAGCAGTATTTGATGGTGCATACCAAGTAGCATATAACATCAGCTGCAGAATTACAGCTAAGGAGGAGTTTGAAGATGAGTTCGTAAACCCAGTCGGGAACTCTCCATCTATTACAGTTAGACCCCTACCTCTTGCCGCTGACCCAGTTCAGTATATCAACATGGCGAGTGGTCTTAATGGCCTTAGTCAAGAAATGTATACCTTTACGGATGGCTCCACTGCGGCGACACCCGAAGGCGATGCTTTTGTTCTTGACTTCTCACAAGTGCTTCCCAACTTCTTTGTCGTTCCTTCGACTGCTGTGGGCGACAGAGATAACCACGAAGTCATCTTCTCGACAAAACCCCCATCGGCTAACCCCGGACCTAATGATATCGTTAGTTCCTATCAATCCGATTATGGTCCAATCGATGGTATCGCTGGTGGAAAAGCAACTGGATACATTCTCCAGATTTCTCACCTCGACCCAACCGTTGAGAAAACCATCTATGTATACAATGCACTCAACAATGCAGTCCAAGGTACAATTATCCTGAGGCCATAATGACAAGTTCTTACAACGACACCGAACAGAATCAGGCGGCGGCTGCAGGTAATACTTCAGCCTATGCTGACAAACCATTACCAAAGTTTTTTACTGAAAACCCAGTAAGCTTTGAGATTACTAATAACGAGTATAGCTCGGCACCATACTACTACGACTATACAAGAAACTCCTGGATTTTCTACAAGCCTGGAACTGACATCCCCAATCCACCTCTTGACCCAACTAGAGGCAACCTTTGGATTGACCCCACAAACATGTATCTCATGTATGTGTATAATGAAAATGAGATGTCATTCCCAGATGCCGAAGAGCAGAGATGGTATGCACTCACAACCAATAAGAGAGCATACGATTACCTAATTGTCCCCACTTCATTGAATGGTGACAATATTTCTACTATTCGTCCCCCTGACAGTGTAGATATTTTCAAGCAAGCGTATATATATTTCAATAGGCAAGATGTAGACCTTAAAGTAAAGGTTGGGGAAGAGGGTGGTCTGACGAGCACATGGTCTTCAATTACACAGCGAGCTATCGAAGGTGTGGAAGACCCCAACGCCGACTTTAACGACGTCCTTCCGGCTTCGGCTATCCGACAACTTCAAGGTTCTATCAATACTTTGGAGAAAAAAGTAGAAAAACTCAAGTCAGACCTTGGGTTATAAATAGAAAAAAGGTTATTAAAGATGACTAACACTCCGGGAGTAACTGAACTTAGGAATAACGCTATACTACGACCTATTGAACCAGACGTAGATTCTCCATTGCGCCAAGATGGTGAACTGTGGGTTAATAGTGTAACTCTGCAGATGTATGTGTTCTCATTCGACATGGATGGGAACGGAACAAAGGGTTGGATTGGTGTTACCTCTGGACAGAACAACGGTTCCATCATTTACAGTGGTGATACACCCCCTACACTGGCAGAGATTTATCCTAATCTCCAAAATTATAATGTTGACTTCCCTCTTGACCCACTGCCAGGCACTTGCTGGTATGACACTGGCAATAACATGCTGAAGATTTGGTGGGTGACACCAAACGTAGGTGACCCTAATGACCCTGACGCTGATATTGACCCATACAGCGGTGCATGGGTAAGTGTTACCACAGCACACTTCCTAACAGAAGCAACAAGAACTTTAGTTGCCGATCTCACACAACAGGTGGCGAACCTTACAGCTACCGTAAACGAACTCGATACCATTGTTAACGGACCCTGAGCATGGCAATTTATTTTCCCCAAACGCCTTCCGACGGGCAGGTATATCCACAACCAGGTGATACAGCTGGACTCAGAGATACAGGTGGTATCATCTTTCAATATGATATGTCCACCAAGAGTTGGACTATTGTCGGGCCAGATAATGTAGCAACTACTGACTGGGTTAAAGCTCAGTTCAAAGATGACCAAACAGCTTTGGATAAGGGTTATGACCTTATCACAGCCACGAACGACCTTACGGTAGACACTCAGTATGAGACCGTGCGGTCAGATACGACTGCTGATAATATCTTTGAGCAGTCCATTCGTGGTGAAGTTATTACAGATGGTAAGCCTCTTTATGAGAATCTCGATTACTACCTGACAGAGTGGGAAGATTCTCAAAATACAGCTGGTATCCCTGGAAGTGCCTTCGCTGTCGCTGGTATCAAACAGGAAAGCTTGGATAACAGCGACGCTACAACAAGTGCCTGGAGCAGAAAATATAAGGATGTAAGAGGCCTTATTATTAGTGACTACAATAGTAGTTCCGAATATCAGAATTTCGAGGAGAATATTGGCGTTGGGGATACTATCGAACTCAACTTTATTGGTTCGAGTGGTAATCTTGAGTATGTGATTTACAAAGTATGGAGAGTCAGAAAAGTAGACAGTTCTACTAGCTGGGGTATTGGTGTAGATTTCCATGCATCTTCACACCCAGATGAGGAAGTTGCATATACATCGTCTTCAACTTACTATGAGTTAAAGGTATTTAAAAAGTCATTTACCTCTGAAGGCGGGCAAATTGACGGTAAGCTTAGTGTAGTATTCGATGCGGAGGATACTTTTGTTGTTCGTCCGACAGACAAGAATAAGGATGATACGTTTGTCATTGATACTATTAAGAATCAAATTCTGGCAAACGATGAGTATGATAAAGATCAAGATTATGAGGGTGTAACTCCAGACAATGGTTTGGCTACATATGGTTATGTCAACCGTAGACTAGGTAACGACTTAGCTGATAATGTAGGACCTTTCCTTCCAACAGCCGGTGGCACCCTTACAGGTGCTCGCGAGATTACCATTAAGAGATATAGTGGAGCTGTCGACAATAAAACAGGTGGCTTCTTTATCAAAGGTAAGAGAGGTTCAGACGGTGGTAACGGAAACCTTCTTACAATTAAACATAACAATGCTAGGGGTGACCAGTTAATCTACGATGGTGAAGATGACTCCAGCGAAGATTTTGCTCTACTTAATAGAAAACAAATTAATAAAATAGTAAATGAAAAAACAGATGAGTATCTGAAAAAATCTGGTGACCAGATGACCGGGGGTCACCTTAGTCTAGCTAATGAACCCACACAAAACCAACATGCAGCAAGCAAGTTGTATGTTGACACACGACCAGTCGTCGTTCCAGACGCAAAGTCAAGCTCTGAGATTCCAACTGAGCCTGGATCACTCTATTCAAGAAACGGCACACTTTATTGGGTTAAACCTTAAGTATTATGGCGACAGAAGATATAAGACACATCAAAGCTGGTATGGGTGGAGCTGGTGATTTGTCTGTCACCAGTTCCTCTGACAAAATGTGGTACCCATGGGAACCAGATCAAATTAAAGGTTACGAAATCACTGAGGACTACCAATCATTCACAATGCCTGGTGGTCATACGTATCAAACTAACTCTTTTAAAGGCGCAAAGGGCGCATACATGCAACCCCACATGCAAGGAGTGTGGTATGGCGGGTCACAGAAAAGCGAACATAAAGACCACAAGTATTCACCTTTTGCTGGAAACTCCACGATCAGCGTTCACGAGAATGTCAATGGAGTAAAAAATGGCACTCTAAAAAACAGCAATAGACAGTTTCCTGGTGTGTTGCAGATTCACAGTTATGGATATAGGAATACCAATAATCATGGAAATTGTTGGGCTTACTATAGCGAATCATATGGATACCCTTTGCCCGTTTATGGAATCACTATGATGGTTACACCGTCAATGCATACCAGAACTATTGACGGAAATGGAAATAACTACGATAAAGATACAGCTAAGGAAAAATATGCACTAGACTGGCAAATTAATTTTGTTCACGGTCTTTGGAAACCAGAGGGAACTGCTACAAAGGGAGATTATGTAAGCAAAAAGTTATTGCCCAATGGTAATAACTGGGAAGGCCTGAGTGACATGAATAAAGGTAAATACTGCTTTAGAAATTCCAACGATTTTAAAGCTGGGGCAGGTGTCGATTATATGGGGGAAAAATCACAATGGTTTGGACTAGCCGATACGAATAAAAATGGTAACGATAAGCCATTCAAATTAAACTTGTTGTTACCGCAGGGTGATAGTCCACCGGCTAACTCACTGTTTATGGGTTTCACAATCAATGTGTGCTATGGTACCAGAGGAGACGTAAGCAAAACTGTGACCTATTTGGTGCACAATGTAGGTATCATTGATAAAGTTACCGCTGACATCATGTATAACAAACCAGAATATAGTGGCACAAACCCTAAAACAAGTGACTTACCTCATATCATTTGTCCTAAACTTGTCCATTGGCAGTCATTTGTTCCCAAGAATGTCCCGTTCTATGGACCTAAGCAGTCTTGGTAGTCCAGTATAAATAAAAGAAAAGTTATAATAACATGTCGGAACCGAATTTTCCCGCTTCGCCAGTTCAAGACCAACATTTTGTTCAAGGAAATAGACTTTGGGTATGGGATGGTGCAAAATGGAATCTGTGGGGTAACTTACAGTATGTTCCTGTGCCTGGAGATAAAGGTAAGGACGGTTCCACAGGTAATACGGGACCAGAAGGTCCTACTGGTGGGCGTGGTCCAAAGGGACCTGATGGTGAAAAGGGAGAAAAGGGAGACCAGGGTCCGCGTGGTCCACAAGGAACTGGCCTTGAAATCAAAATCGTTTCTCCATCATCTGAAAAACTTAAAGACCAGGTAAGAAAGGATGGTGTAACTGGCCCCAGCGGTGGTGCACTTACAAACGGAGATGATTTTTATAAGTATAGAGACTATGTGCCCGAGTTGGGTGACGCTGCGTCTTTGAGCCAAGACGACACTGGTTGGTCTTCAGGAAGCCCCTCAAACACCCCACCTCACCCCACAAGTTCTGTTTTCATTTGGACTATCTCTGATGAATGGGAATGGGTAGGTGTACTAGGCGGCACACCTGGCTTGCAGGGAGACGAAGGAATTCAAGGACCAGAAGGTGACCAAGGGCCACCTGGCCAAAATGGCACAAACGGATTAAATGGCGCCCACGGTGGGGCTAATGCTCACGTGATTGATCGTGTTCCAGCATCCGGTACTCCAGGTAAATTGTACCTTTACTCTGGGGATATGACCTTGTACATCACTACTGCAGACGCTGAGTCCTAATGACATACTCGTATAATAACTATTCGTCAGGTAACGATAACGATAATAACCAACAGAATAGCTCTTCCTATAACCCCCCTTCTGCTGAGCCTACGTCAGAAGATACGACTGAATATGGTCGTTTGCCTGATTTAGGTATCGGTGAAGAAATTGCGGATACTATTGACGATGTTAGAGGTATCATTAGTGATCTCCCAGACCCAATCAAAGAAAAACTGGAAGAACAAATCAATGAGTGGTATGACGAATATCCAGATGAAGATAAAGGCGCTATCTTTAGACTCATTGAGTGTGTTGGTGAAAAATTCCAATTAAAGGAAGGTGTAAAAGAGTACGATTATAACAATGTACTTGGTGTTTCTGACCCACAGTTTGAGAACTGTCCAGATGCTCCCCCATTCTATTACGATAGTGGTTGGGATTACGTAGACTATACTGTCGGTTCTGACAAAGGTTTTACATCCAGTGACGTAAGAGTTGTAAGACTTGGTAAGCTTGGTGCACCTACAGGTTATGACAACGAAGTAAACAACCCATATAGAATTAAGCATCTTCCAAACCGTGCAACGAAGATGATTACCGCGGAACCTAAAAAGTTCCTGTGGATTCACCCCTTCCTTGAGAGAGCTACAGAAGACTTGGATGGTGAAACTACTACTCCCATTGCCTTCTCCCGCTTTGGTAGTATGGATACGTGGCAGAGTGGAAAAATTTCTAATGGTCCTAGTGACTCCGATGTCTATAACGGTTGTGGTTTCAATACTTCTCCTGGTGGCAAACAGTCTGGCGCTGATGTGCACGGTGCCAGGCTAAGGTATTCTACTTCCAAAAGTGGACAGAAGTGGTTAGGCATCTGGGGTAATAGTAGAGGCGTTGAAACCCTTGGTTATCCTGATGAGCCCACAGAGGGTATGGAGTATGGCTGTGTAGGCTTCTCTGGTTTCTTCATCTCCAGCTTCAATAGGTCGGCTGGTACTACTAACAATGGTGGTATTAAGTTTGCTTATACGATGTATCGTATTGATACATCAGTTACAGAGATTGCAGCCAATGCTCAGGCACTGGGTGAACTGATTGATTCTATTGACAATGGTGGCGGTAGCTATAGCATCGATGAACCTATTGGATTTACTGAAGAGATTTCTACACTCAATCTTAAGAGTGGTGGACAGTGGACTGATAGTGAAAAAGCGACTATCAAGAAACTTGTAGAAAGGGCTGACAGAAAAGCCAATGCAGTAAAGGATAGTGGCGAAAGAGACTTTAACATCCGTGATTTACATAAATCAAATTACTTTAAGAAGCTTTCCGAAAAGACACTACCCAATAACAGAGCCACTCTCCTTGCTCTGGACGTAATCTTTGAAACTATCAACTACAAGATTAATTCCAACATGGGTCGGAAAGAATCTGACCACGAAACAATCATCAACTGCGATAACCTTGCAGCAAAGATTGAAGATGGAATGAAGGTTACCCTTAAGGACTTCTTCAATAACGTTTACACCAAAATTCTTATTGGTGATGACAGGATGTATGATGCAGTCGGTATGGACTTCGACTTTGAAAAGATTGGAGCTTTCTTAAATGAAGAATCCGACGATAGTGCTGGTATTGACATCCTTAACTTTGTCGTAGATACAAAAGAACAACGCGACCTTGATAAAATTAGATACAGAAATGGTCAGTTAGTTGCCATTCTTAAAAATGGGTTTGAGATTACATTACAACAATACCTTCGTAGATTTGAAGGTTGGTGTGATGCGTGTGACGAATTTGGCGGTAATATTGAGAAGGTTGACGGTGGCACATATCAGTGCGTTAGACTTCTTGAAGATGAGTATAGGACAAACTATAGTTATGAAGTGCTCGATAGGTATGAAGTTGATAGGGACGAAGGATTCGGAAACCCATACTCACTCTACAAATCCGAGTATTCATCACCAGGAGTTGATAATCCACAGACCAGAATTATACTTCCTGCTGAAGCAGGGGAGAATATAACGAAAGAAATTAAACCTGGGGTAACAGTTACGGCTCAGCAATGGAGAGGACTATGGGCTGTTCCTAGTACTGGTCCTGGTTCTCAACCCTATTGGAAGGCATGGGAAGATACAGTAGACCCAGAGACAGGTGAACCAAACAAAGTACATACCTACGGTCCCTTCAAGAAAAAAGAGTTTGATATTTACTACTGGTTTATTACTCCAGACAATGGTCACGAGCAGAACCCAAGGACGGACTACGGTTTGACGTATTGGTTCTCTACCAATCCCGATGGGCCATGGAAACAGGGACCAACATCACCTCCACAAAATGCACCAGGTAAGTCGGGATATCAAACCAACAAACCGAGAAATTACTATTTCCGTGTATCGTTCTGGCAGTGGAGAAATGAGACAGGAAAGATTAAAGGACCAGCCATCAAACCAGAAATGTATCCACCAGGATACTATGTTGGTGGTAAGACCATCGATGGCAAATCACCACAAGGTATGAAGTTTGATGCCATTGTAACCCCGGCTCAGCTTAACGGAGACCCCTTTGAACATTTTAAAGATAATGATATTGGACCTTGTTATCTTACTAAGGAAGAGAATATACCACTTGAACTACCAGACCTTGAACATAAGTATTGGTTAAAGCCAATCAAGCACATCCCTTTGGGTAAAAGTGGTTGGTATAAAATCTGGACAAAGCTAAAAGAAGACCAGAATAATGAAGAGCTCACTAATAGAAATGAGCCAAGCATGCAAGGTGTGTATGCTGCTGTAAGTGATGATGCTCTTGACATTGCAGATGGTGGTGGCACAGCATATAGGGACTATTGGGAATACAAAACTGCACTTGAAGATAAAGGAGAAGCCAATTACAGATATGTTTTCTTAGGTCAAAACGACCAACAGGTTGTGTTTGCGTCACGTGATGAAACACGTGATTACTCTAAGCCAGATGATGACAGGGATTGGGCTGCTGGTGGAGAAAACTGGATTGAGTTTAGAAAGGTAGACGCGAAAAATCTTAAAATCGGTCCTGCTTATTGGAGTGAGTTACACAGAAATAGAGAAAGACCTAATTTCTATGACACCAAATTCCAAACACCTCTAAATGTATTCGACACTGACGCATACGACGAATATTGGAAGCAGGATGATTTGAATGTCCAACCTGTTGAAGGTATTAGGTATAGGATTAGAGCTAATACAGACGCCAGTAATGAGGGCAAGCTCAAAACGAAGTATACATATGATGTTTACTTTGCAAACGAACGCGCATTCCTTGATAGAATCAGGAACATTGATGATGTAAGCACGCAGGTCACCACTGGTAAACCCCACTTTATCTTCGTTGGTACCATCGAACCTAATGACGGTACAGGATTTGTAATCACTGTTCCCAAGGGTGAGCACATGATTTTTGCTGCTCGCGAAACAAAGAGATTGAGAGACTCGTGGGGTAATAACGGTGAAGACGTCTCTATTGTAACTAGATACGAAACCAATCCTAGAGATGAAAGAATAGGACCAGCATATTGGGCATTTGGTGACGATGGTCTAATCACTGATATCCGCAGAGGATACAGAGGTTATGTCGACTTCAATGATGCATACTGGAAGAACCCACTCTATGATTGGAATGAAGATAGACAAGCAATACGAGTAATTAAAGGTCAGAATTATACATTCACTCCAGGACCTGATATGCTCTACACCCACAGAATTATTTGGGGTGATAGTGAACAGGCCAAGTCACCTATCATTTACAACAACCCACTGTTGACCAATACAGAGTATTTGGAAGGTGTCAATAGGACGTGGTTCGAATTTGAAGATGATAATGACCTGCTGTTAAGGCCAACAACTGACCCAGCAAGTAAAGAAGTCACGGTGACCGCTAAGGGTGACTACCTTTACTTTGGTGCTATGAGAACTGGCACTGAGAATAACGGTGCTGACCGTCCTACAAAGGAAGAATGGAGTCGTTTTGGTGAACCCATTGACATCACTATTCAAGAGGAAGCGGTAATTGAAGGTTGCTCACATTGGGGTGCAAGTGGAGCGTTCACCGCTGGCACTCAGGCAAACCTGAATGACTACAATAAGCCAATTGTTCATCTCGTTGAGGAGATGAGGTCTATTGCTAACGACCGTGGTGAGGACATTAGTGAGCTCGAAGAGTATTTCTCTAAGCACACAGATGAGAATGGTGTTATTAGAACATATGTCAGAACCTTTGAAATTACACCTGGACGTAACTATCACTTCGAGAGAACAGCAGACACACCTCAGTATGATTATGCTATTCGTTTCCTTAAAGCAAGAGAAGACTTGTCGAAAACTGCTTATGAGGACATAACTCCTGATATCTTTAAGAATAAAGTTTGGAGAGCGACCAATGACGATAGCTTGAATCACATTAGAATCGAGAATATCCCATCAGAATACATTTGCTTCACTGCATTTGATACTCAAAGGAACCAACCAGATTGGTCTAAGAAGGGTGAGCCTGTCTTCATGGAAGTCTCTGAAGAAATTCAGGACGGAGTCATTAACGGTAGACAGTATTGGACTGACTGGGATAAACCCGACAGCCAGGTACCAACAGCTTATAAGAAAGAGACCGCTAACGGTCAATTGAATGATAGACATTGGAAGAACCCACTGTGGGCTATTGATACTGAAGAAGAAATTTACCCACTTGAGGCAGGTAAACAGTATAAGTTCTGGGTAGATGACAGTAATGATGCACTAGGTGCAGGTCAGAAGAACCCAGAGTATATGCATGTCTTCTTTGCAGAGAAAGACCCCAATGCAATCCAAGTTGGTGCTAAGAAAGACTACACTATCCTTGGTGCTACTGGTAATCAAGACCTTCCGTTTGAAGAGAGACAGCAGTATAAGCAAAATACTCCTGGTGCAAGTTGGAATGGAGAACAAAACGGTTGTATCTTTACCATTCCAGAAGATAAAAGAGTCATCGTCATTGGTGCTTGGCAGACTGGTGATAGACGAACTGCAGGACTACCCGGTTGGAACTCTGAGGGTGAGCCAATCAAGATTAGATATCAAGAGGTCCCCGCAAAAGAAATTAGGGGTCCCGTATACTGGGCCAACCACGTTACAAATAGTAAAGACCAACAGATTCCAAAGAATGTAGATATCACTAGGACCTATGCTTATCCAGACCTCCATCGTGGTGAAGATGTAACTGCTCCACCATCAGCATCAAATCCCAAATACTATGAGACGTGCTTCTCATATGGCCAAAATGGTAATGAAACTGACATCAGAATTGGTCAGCGCTACAGGATGACGATGAATATAGATGAAGATAGCTACGAGCCAGAAGAGTTTGCCGATGGCATGCCATATAATATGCGTTGGTGGTGGGCTAAGAATGCACCAAAAGCACTTAACCCAGACACCTCATCATTTAGTGACTTCACTGCCGGTCGTTGTGTCACTTTCAATAATGACCACACAGACTTTATTGCTAAAGAAAGCACTATGGTCTTTGGTGCCTTCACCCCTATGATTGATAGGACTGAGATGAACTGGAGTAGAACCGGTGAACCAACAAACTGGAATATTGAACTACTGCCTCGTGTTCCTGTAAGTGGTCCGGCATACTTTAGCCAAGAGAATAAGTTCCCATCTGTATTGGACAGGCACTTCTACAAACCTCTAAATTTTGAGAGAGTAGACGCAGGCTCAACCTATGCTATTGAAAAGGGCAACAACTGGGATACTCAGACAGGCAAGATTCAATTCTGGTTTATCAAAGACGACACCACAGACAGCTGGAAAAATCAAGATGCTGTTCTGAAGTCACTTGGAGATGGCAATTTTTACCCTCCTGTGCCTATTGAAGGATTGCACCCAGAGGACTTGGCAACTTATGGTCGTACCGACGGAGTTCCCTTCATTCCAGATGCTTCAATTGAAGACAACTACATTAAAGGACCCATTATTGATTTTAATGGTGACCCCAACAATGTAAAAATTCCTGATGGATGCACTCGTGTGTTCTTTGGTTGGAGTGGTAGAACAGGTAAAACACTCAACCAGTGGAGTCGTGATGGGGAACCAATTCCATTCACCCTTGAGAAGAAAGAGTATGGAACTGAGCGTGGCCCAGTATATTGGGGTGACGGTGTTGGTAAGAACCCAGAGTTTAACAACAACCACTTTGATGCCCCTCTGAACTATGTCACTCTTGAATCCAATGAGCTGTATAAGGTAACTAAAAAACCTGGCACATGGTTCCAAAATTATAATGACCTTGATATCTATGGTTTCAATCCACTAGAAAGAGATGTCCTTGACCCGACTAAGAATAGAATTGGGCAGTTCACCAAAATTGGTACTTTTAATGAGAATGATACTGAAGTACTCATTAACACAAGACCTGGTGAGACTGGTATTATCTTTAGTGCTAAGAATGTCAATCCAAACGTTGCTGCACGTGTAACAGATTGGCCACCTAAAGGTAGAGAGGAACCACTCAAGTTTGAAAAGTCTGAAAAGATTAAGGGTCCCATCTATTATGCGAAGCACCCAGACTCCTGGAATGCCTCACCAGGTGGTCAACCAGACTTCTCTAAAGACCACTGGCAGGGACAAATCAATGCTCTCAAGGTCCCACAAGGTGAGGTAGAAATTTGGATTACTGAAAATCTAGTAAACCATGACCTTGATATGTGGTATTGCGTTGATAAGAACGCCTTGACTCCAGGTGCAACTAACAGAAAATCACTCTGGAATAAGATGGGAACCTTCCAAAAAGGGTCCAAGAAAGATGATTGGTTGTTGGTACCTCAAGAAGCCAAGTACATTGTTGCTGGTTTCTACAAACCAAAGGCTGGTACCCCTTCAGCTGATAGAACTTTGGCTAACTGGAGTCCCTTTGGTGAGCCATCTATCTTTAAGTTCAAGCAACGTCGTTGGGGTAAAGGTCCAGGATATCCTGCACACAAAAAGCAGAATAATAACTGGAAGATTGACCTAAACGAAACCAGATGGGAAAGGCCATTTGCTTCACCATTGACTCCCAAGCGTAAACAGTACTTTAAGCCTGGCATTAAGTATGAGTTTAACAAGAGAAAGGGTGCAGGTGCTGGTGGAGAGTACATGTACCAGATGGTATGGTCCAAAAACAAAAACCCACGAGTTGAAAGTGACCTCCACTATGGTAGAAAGCTGAGTACTAAAGCTCCAGCAGACAAATCATTCAAACTCATTCCTCCTGGCAACTATAAGTATGTGTATTTCTCCATCTATGATGGTAGAAACAACGGAATCTCTGACCCCGGCACAGGTGACGTTAGAGACTGGAGCCCTAAGGGTACTGACGTTCCGTGGACAGCACAGAAGGAAAGAAGGGAACTACCGGTGCCACCTGGTGGACTTATCTGGTGGATCCTTGCACTGCTGACAGCTATCTTGGCAGCACTGCTTGGCTTCTTGCTCTACTTCTTTATTATGGCACCCCTTGATACAGTTATGGAGATGAATGAGGAGCATGACTTCAATAAGTATCCTATCAGACGTAAAAAAATTGTCAAGTATACTAATGAAGAAGGTGAAGAAAGGACGGGCTATGGATATCCTGATGTGAAATACCTAAAGGATGACAACGCATTCTATACGGGTATGGGCAATGACCCACTGTTTATGAACTACACCTCTGATGTTGGTGTTAGAATCTGGGCAAGGATTATGAAGCTCAGACACAATGGATATATGTTCCACATTGAGAACGCATCCAAGTCCAATACAAGTAGTAGTAATACCAAAGAGAACTATACGGAGTTCCTCAACCTTACACCCACATACGGATTTAACTTCGCGCAACTTAATAGTAGAAGGTTCAAGAGAGCCTTCAGATACTACAATGGTCCAGCTAAAGACAGAAATGTCTCAAGGTGGAATCCATATGAGTCCACAGGTGTCAGAGTCATTAGACCAGACGTGACCAATGACCCGGTCAAACAAAACTATGAGTGGGACAACAAACTGGTATGGTTCACGCCCGCTCTTAGCTATGTTCCACAACTTGGAAATGCTAGAAGCTGGAGACCATATGAGGGTGGCCCATCCTATGCTTTGGATAGTAACTACACCAGCAATGGTGGTAAGAAAGCTTTCCCATGTATCAAGGCACCTAACAACAGATTACCAGATATCTTTAATCCAAGGGGTGCTGGCCTTACAGTCAATAAGTATTATTCTAGTGAATCTGGCAGCCACGCTCATTGCTTGACTATCATGCAGTCAGACATGGACTTTAAGTGGCCAGGTATTGAGACTGGTAGAGGCGATTATTATCCTGGACTGGACTTTGACCTTAAGTTCATTGACGGCGACAACTCTGGTGCTAGAGCTAATTGGCAGATTGTGAGGATTGACCTCAACTACGTCTACTGGAGTCCCTTCGAGGATGGTTATGTTCCTCTCAATAGATACTCCCGTAAGCTGTCGACCTACACAGAGAACAGCGACGATTTTAAATATGAGTTCAGAAACACGTTCAACAATGGAGCTAATTATAGCAACTACAAACAGTTGAACAAAGATAGGCCCCTCATCAATATCAAGGCACAGTCCTTGACAGGGGTGGATGAAGATTCTGTCCTCGAATCCATCACCTTCGTGATTTGGATTGGTGCTGACAATACATCTGTCGATAAAGACATGATTATTAGTAACCTAAAACCTACCATCCACTACTGATAAATAATAATAAAAAGGAATATGGCTTTACAATTCCCAAAAAACCCAGAGATTATCAACGGCACAAATGTTGTCGTTGGTAACCAAATCGAAAGAACTTGGCAGTATAACTACGGCAAGAATAGATGGGAGCTGGTAGGTTTTGATAGCGTTTCTTTTGATGCTGAGCTGCCTGTAACTAACTACAAGCGTAACGGCGACATCGTCCACGATTTCGATATTCAAGACCTGAACAAAGTTTGATACCATGTCACTACTTCCACACGACCAGCTTTACCTCCAAAGGTCAAAAGGAGCCAGTAAGCTCTATGATAAATATAGAGTTTCCGTTGAGGAGCTCGAAAGCTTTATTCTTGGTGGGTACCAGGACGGCGTCACTGATATCAACGATAGACTAGACCAGGAGATTCAGGATAGAATTGATGGTGACCTCGAACTTGTAGGTCAAGTCGATGGCTTGACAGATAGAATCCGAGTGATTTCAGGCGAGCTGTATGATACTCTCGTGCAACACGAGTACGAGTATCGTATTGATAATAACTCTAAGGCCAACTACGATATTCTTGTCGCAAACAATTGCGCTGGACTTGTAGGTGAAGACTTTACAGAGTGTAATAAGAGCCAACTGGATACCTACGTAGACTCTATTGCAGGAAGTCAACTGGCTGACTCTAGGGGTGGTATCTATCTGGCCACCAACAACTACACTTATAAAGATACTATCTCTATCTTCTTGAGTGACACCGCCTCCAACGGTGACAAGATTGACCTTGAGCAAGCTACAGTTGGCTCACTGATTGAGATGATTAATATCACTCAAGCCACGACAGGCGAAGATATTATTGACAACTACAACTATGGTTTCTATAAGATTCTAGAGGTTGGAGATAAGAAAGAAGAATATAACGAGGCAGGAAGCTTCCTGTATAGATTTGATGTAGAGTATATTGGTTCGGCTCCACGTGATGGAAAACCATCTGTGCAGTCTGGAGAGAATAGATTCCTGGTCAAGTTGATTATTGACCTCCAGAGCACTCTGGATGAAGTCTACGTCAATAAGATTGGCGATGACATGACAGGGACCCTGAACATCAGTATCACAGATGACACTGACCCAGAGGGTGCAGCTGTGACGCCTGGACTAGTAACTACAAACAGCCTGACAGGTGCCAACCTGACACTGACTGGCTATCCAGACCCATTGACTCCCAATGTCAATCCAGATTCGATTGACATCACCAACCCTAAGGAGACAACTCTCAGGTTCCATACTGAGGAGAACGTCAATATTTTCCTTGAAAGTGAGTGGCAACTCTCAGTAAAAGATGAGATGCTCATCAAATATAACTTTGCTGTGGTTGACGGCACCACTGGTGATGAGATTACACCAAAGTATGTAAACATCACAGAGAAAGTTGTCTTTGACAAGTCTGTCGAGTATCTCCACACACCTAACCTCCTTAACCCACAGAATGCAGGTAATCAAAACCTGATTCCTCCTCGTCACTATGTGGACTACATGGATAGTCTGCTGGACAATAAGATTACAGACGTAAGCCAGAGAATCGATACTCTGGCAAATGCTTCTGACGTCTATGCGTTCAGAATGATTCTGCCTACTGAGTCAGAGCCTTGTGATACTGACTTGGAGAACGGCCTCGACAACACACAAGCACCTCCTGTTTATTATCCAGGTTATGACCCCGCCAACCCCGGTAACTATGACCCAACCACACTAAATGCTGGTTATGTCTGGGCAGAGTGTACTAGAGGCACGATTGAGGATATCGACCCCTCTGTAAGAGGTGCTTTCAATTGGAAGTCTTTCAACCAAGAATACATCGATGCTAATGGTGATACACAAACTAGAGAAGTTGACTTGTTTGTCCTGAGCAACAAAACAAACATCCTGGATGAAGACAACACAGACGTTACTCTCGACTACAACACCGTAATTAATATTGGTGACTATCTGGAAGTTTCTGCATCTGATGCAAGAACTACAGCGTACGCAATCTACAGAATCACTGAAGCCGATATTGACGCAGTTAACAACATTGCAATTGTTACGGGTCAGACCCTGTATAAGAGTAACGACCCAGTCCAAGTAGGATACAATTACAAGATTAAGTTCTACGATAAGAGTAAAGGTCTCGACATCAATGATACTAACGCATTGTATGTCAACCTGACTGGTGACATCATGACAGGCCCTCTGGGCATGAAGACCAGCACAACCACAGCTCAGAATTTACTTTACATTGAAGCACTGGATGGAAAAGAAGTATTCAATGTCAATAACGAGGGTGACCTCGGTGCCAAGTCTCTTCGTTTGTATGATGACCCAGGTGACAGAGAAATTGCATCTCTGATTGAGAACGAACTCACCTTTAACTCAAATGTCCATCCGATTATTTTCAAGGCAAGCGGTACTATCAAACGTTTCCACTTTGTGGATAACGCTGACAATCCCGTATTTGAAATCAATAATGACCAGATAGATGCACACAACAAACGTATCAAGGGAGTCATGGCTCCTGTTAGTGACGACGAGGCAGTCAATAGAGGATGGCTGACGGGTAAAAATGGTGGCCAAATCTTCATTCATTCTAGTGATAACACACTTAGTTTTACACCAAGTGGTAGTAATGGAAGAATCGACGGTAAACTTGGTACTGTGCCCATCGGCAAACTTAGCGATGTTCACATTCACAAGGAAAGATTGCAGGATGCTCACGCCCTACTTTATAACCAAAGCGAGTCGAGATGGGAAGTATCAGAGGACAAAATTGAAGCCTTCATTCCAGGTAAGAAAGTAGCTTACACTGGCAACAGCCCAGATTCCTACGTTGAGGTAGGTGGTTTCTGGCTTAATACATCTACAGGAACACTCTTGATTAGAACACAGTAATGACTAATACACCATTTTACGAAGAGACTAGGGTCAATTCTATTCGACAGTGTTGGCCATATCCACATAAAAATATTAACAGTGACTCTTCATTTGAAATGCCCGTGCCAGCTTACGGGACCAACCAAGGGCAGTGGTATAACAATAAAACTGGCAACACCAAATATGATAATGGATTCTATGACTTCAATTATAAAGCATGCACAAATAGTAAAACGGATTGGAAGTATAAGTGGCTCTTAGGTGAATCTGAGTACAAGGATAGTACCCACGCAAGCCCATCAGAATTTGGCCGTGCTAACTGGTCGATGCATGATTGCGACAAAGGTGGCGATACACTTGGAGATAAAACGGAAAAATTATTTTCGACAAGAGACGCAAGCGATGGTAAAGGATTTACTTGCATGCATAGGGTTAGTTGTAACCTCAGTCGTAAATATTATTGGGGGGTATTAGACTCTAACCAATTTAATAGCGGCTACGTAACTTACGACCACGGTAAGAACGCAAAGGCTAATTATTGTAGAGCTAAGGGAATCACATTCAGGTATGACGCATACCATGAAGAGACTACCAGTTCAATTGGTAATGCCAATGACAAACATGGAATGGTACCATTCTCCTTTATGGGACTTTGTTTCATTGGCGACAAAGATAATTATGTCTATGTTGCCGAACTCATCTCCATTAGTAAAACGTGGTCTGAAAGTTCTGCCGATTCATCTTATACAAAGTACCCTCTTCGTAATACCAACCACAGAAAAAATTACGGTAGGTTGTATTATAGAACTGACTGGCAGGTAAAAGTGGAAGACGATAAAGGGGAACAATCGACTCACCAAGGTGGTGGACCATGGGATGAGATTGGTGTGTATGCACATGGTTGGTATTATGCACCCAGTAGTAACTGGAAGAGAAAAAATAAATGGATGAACAATGTGCAGGGTGTAGCTGCAATGACACTTTCTGAGAGAGCATGCCGTCATATCTGGGATAATGATATGGTCTGTGTCGGAATGGTTGTGGGGTCAGCAAATACTTCTAGACAATCTGGATATGTAGGAAGCACTATGGAGTTCAGAATGTGTGACTTTAGACTACTTGAAATGGAGAGCAGAGGAGACAATTATATCAATCCCCTTAATAATCCAGAGAAAGATAAGGCCTATAGTGCCGTCATGCGTAAGCCACAGACTGCCAAGGAATGTATAGCAATGTATAGGAAGATTAGAGAAAAGAAAGACATCCTGTATCAGGAGCTGGATAAAGTCAGCTAAATAACAAAAAGATTAATGCCATGTACATAGACATCAATCTACCAGCAGGCCCTGGACAAATTATTGCCACACCTAGTGGCTTTAAATCCTGGGAATATATTCCCTCTACTTCTACTCGCCCTAACGCAGTAGGAAGGTTTGCTGTGAAGTTTGAAATCACACCCGGTGGTCCTGGTGGTGGCGGTGGTACCTACAAGAACCCCAACAAATTTGTTGGAGGGGAAGTTATCACAGCTACGACAGATGCACCACAAGTTATTGGTGGTGAAGAGGTAGTCAACATCCATCATGACCTTGACTTTGGCGTTCTTCCTAAGTTGGAAAACCTGTAAACCATGGCGAAACTAACAGATACCGACCAGTTTATCGTCAATAGAACTGGCACGTTTTATACCGTAGACTACTCGACAGTTGTCGGTGACGTAACAATCAATACTGCGAAGCAGGGGACAAAGAGAACTGGCGTAGCTGGTAAGATGTTCCCCTCTAGTAACTTCATCTATGATGAAGATTCAGGGATGTTGGATATCGATATCCCCACATCACTTAACTTTGTTGGTCAGCTTGAGACGAGCTACCAACCACCAGAAGCTAGAGCTTTCAATAACGGCGACTTCTATCTGGTCAATCCAGACCTGAGTTTGGAGCCAAGTGGTACTCTGACTCTTTACCTGGCAGACTGGACAGGTGTCAGTAGCACTGAGTTCTATGACTTGACAATCAAAACACCTGGCACAGAGTATCGTGGTGACACTGGTGTCGTGAGCACGTTTGGTGAGGGTAAAGAAACCGGTTGCATCAATAAGACTAATCCAGACAGTGCGTATGGTCTGTTGCTTCAAACCAGACTGGATAGAGGTTTCCTTGTAGCTGGAGAGACTACTGTCAGATCCGCTGGTTTCGGTTACTCTGTAGGTGATATCATTGAGCTCAAGCAGTTGTCTCCTCCTGTTCAGGAGCCCCAGGCATACATTAAGGTAACCAAAATTGATTCTACAGGTAATGCAGGTGTAGAAGACTTCGAATTTATTCAAAGCCTTGACAACCCAGACCCAGAACTGGACCCACTTCTTGGTGGTCAGTTCCTTTGCTTGACTGCTGATATCTCCACGATGGCAGCTGTCAGAACGATGCCACGTAATAATACAGTCAAAGGGTCTAACCTCTTGGTCGATATCACCTGTCAGATGGGTGAGATTATTGATGTGAAGATTGCAGGTCAGTCTGGTCACACTGGATTTAAAGACAATGACATGGTCTTTGTCTTCAATGAAGTCTTAGCTGACTTCGGTGATTCTGTCCTTGAAATTGGTATTACTGTTGACCCTGGCGACACTTTCACTGCACAGAAAAACGATAAAATTATCTACTCCATTCAGGAGGTTGGCGGAACAGTTTTTACCAAGTGGGTATTGATTAAAGATAGCGTATCTGCTGCGACTATCACAGACTTCGATGCACCAGCGTATCCTTACGATGACCCAGAGTTCACTAATCCGAACCTCTCTATCGTCCTCCAAAGGAACTCAGTTAACTCAAATACATTTGAGTTGTCAATCAAAGATGCAGCATATGTATATGATGCATCAGGTAACATTGACGAGTTTAATAGCTACAGTGGTCTACTGACTCCATCAGATAAGGTTAAGCTCGATGCAATTACAAGGATGGGGACAGTCACAGAGCTCAGTGCTGCTGTGGCAACCAATCCATACAACGGTCAAACCTATCGTCCTCTTGCACTGACAGAGTCAGAGGGAAGATACACACTGGAGCTAACTAAAGCTGGCGTGGGCTCCTTTGGTTTGACATCTGTGTCACGTGATGTTGACCTACACCAGAAAATTATTTCTAGATACAACGGGTCACAAGACGCAGGTCAAGATGACCCAAGCGTAGTGATAAGCACAGAGCAGACGGTCAGGAACTTCCTGCCCAACAACTTTTATGCCCTCCCATCGTTCTAATAAATAATTAAAAAGATCATGTCTTTACTTTCTGCACAAGACCTATTCGTTGTATATAAACCAGAAAAAGGTGTTCCTACGTCTTTAGCCGTTGATGGTATTGATTATAGTGCGCTTGACAGAACGACTGGTGAAGTATATGGCCTTGAGTGTGTAGCACAAAATATTGTATCTGTAGATGGAGACGAGACCTCACAACTCAGTAATGGTGACGGGTTATTGGTTTCTATCAGAGTTCGTTTGGGCTCTGTCACCGATGTCTTTGTAGATTATGGTGGTGAGAACTATGCACAGAATGAAGTTTTCACCATTAGTAACAGTGGTGCAAAGATTATTCTCACTAATGTAGGGGAGGGTGGTACTGTTAATGATGTAGACTTGTATCTTGACGAAGCTGGCACAGGCATCACCATTACTGATGGTCTGTTGACCGACTTTCCCTATGGTTACCATGCCGATATGGCTGAGTATCAACCAGCAACAACTGGTTCATTTGTAGACTTCCAAGTTAGTGGTGGCACAGTAAAAGCTGCAGTTATTGGACTTCAAAAGTTTGAACCAATCGTTACTTCTGATGGTACATCATTCACAGTAGGTGAGGAAGTGCATGTATTGTCCTCAAGATTTTCCGACGGGGCTCACATCTCTACAAACGTACTTTCAGTAACAGACGTAGTGAGTGGTGGTATCTGTAAGTTCAATAGAGACCAACTCAAGGCTGATGTGCAAGAGTGGGCTAACGAAGTAGATATTAACCTCTCAGTAGAAGTTGTAGATAACGACGGTACTGCTCCTGCTGGTGGTGACCTCAGTTATGATATCAGTACAGGTAAGCTGAGATATACAAAAAGCAATATTGACATCAGTTCAGAAGAAGGTAGTATTACACTTGAAGCTGATTATGGTTTCATTGTAGACCAGAGTGGTGACCCAAGTGAGTATACTATCACCACACAAAGACAACTGAACGAGCAACTAATGTTGCGTATCAAAAACTTGGAGGAGACAATCTACCGCACCTTCCCTAGTGGTAGAATTGGCTTCGACTCTCCTCAACTCAAGGATGGGACACTAGCTAAGGATGAAAATGGTGAAAACTATAGCGAAGTAGCCACTCGTAACGACCTGATGGCATCATCTAATACACAAGCAATTTCTGCACTTCAACAACTTGAAGACTTGGTTGAGAATATCTACACTAGTGCAGACTTTGATGCTCTCAAAGCAACTTACACACCAGAAGTTGACACTGACGACTAATGGCTTACGTAAGACACGACGTTGATTGTAATCAGGTATCACCTCAACCAATTAGTGTCAACAGAACAGACGCATATGGGAATACCTATGATGACTGGTGTGGAGACTATCAGTCACATGATGTAGACTGCAATCCAGTTTCAGCGCCTACTTTTATGTGTGTTGATTATGAAGTTGTTACCTGGGAAGCAAGGTATGTTGATAATACAATAAGACCCGTCTCTCCATATCAACATGATGGTAGTGTCTATGACACTATAACTCCAAGAGTTGATGATCCACTGATTGTTGATGAAACTGATCTGTTCTTTGAATTAAGACAGAATGGTGTATCCTATAAACTTACCACTGAAGATGGTGGTGTAACAATTATACCTGAAGACAATACAAACTTCCTTGAAGTACCTGATACTCTTGCTAATATCTACTCAGAAGCTAATGAGTTGTTTATTCTAGAGCACCTTAACGTACCCATCGAAGTAGAACAATATGATTAACTTGTAATTGACATTACAAGTATAACACTATTCTTCAGGTATGTTAAGTTCTTCGTAGATAGGCATAGGTGCCCATAACCAGCCTGTACAGATATACTTGTCCTTTCCTTTAGGGGGGATACCTCTGTGTATCATAGTGGTGCTAGGAGCAAAGAGAAGTAGCTTACCCTTCTTAGGTTCAACGATACAGTCATTGAACTCAGTCTCTCCTGCTTCAAAGTCATCATTGAGATACCAAATAAAAGTAAGCACGCGCTCGTGTAATCGCCCGTCTGGAGCGTGGGTATACTGAGTATCAACGTGCCAGTCGTAGCCTATTTCAGCGTCTGCAGGGGTCTTCTGAACGTGGTATCCGGTGTGTGCTGTCTTCATACCACCCAGGTAACCTGTCTCATTGATAATTTCACTGAGTTGTTCGTGAAGTTGTTCTTCAATACCTGCCCAATGCTCACCATCAATCATGGCGTCAATAGAATTTTTGATATTCGTATCCACTTCACCAGAACCAATCACTCCTGGTTCTTTGGACTCATCTCTCTCGAACGTGTCAATGATAACGTCACAAAAATCATCCTCTAAGTGGCTCTCTACTTCCCACATAAAAGGATAAGTCTTTTCATCCTTAAGTCTCATATCAAGCCCTCATCCGTCCGAGTGCAAACCCCTCAGGGATAGCTTCTTCTTTGTGGATATACCGCTCTTCTACAGTATTGTTAATCCATCTCCAGTTCTTGGAGCCAGGTGTACCAACTTTTGTCCAGTAGTTAAGGTCGGGAGCATTACGAAAATAACGAATCTCTCCAGTGACATTATGCTGATAGCGCTTTGTTCCCTTAGGAATTGCCATAATAATCAAGTGTTTTTTAGTATTTATTCTAAATATGTAAAGATAATAATATATTATTAAACGTGACGTGAAGAACGTTCTTCAGAAAAAACTATGGCAGCATCCATTAAGATTAGTGAGCTAAACTCACTAAACAATCTTACGGATGTTGATCTGTTCCTTGTCTCGGACATGGAAACAGGAACATCCAGAAAGATTAGTTATAATAACCTGAAGTCCAATGTCATTACAGAGACGGCAAGTGCACTGTCGGATCTCACAGACGTTGTAGCTCAGAACAGAACAGACGCTGAAGCATTAGTTGAAACTGTCAGAAGTGCCCTCCAGGCATCTATTGACGGTAAAGCTACTGCCTTAGGTATTGTAGACGATGGGTTCGATGCAAGACTTAACGTCTTGGAAGCTGATCCTGTCACTAAAACCTATGTTGACGATAAGGTATCCGCTAAGTTATCCGAAGTCATTGACTTCGCACCTGAAAGTCTTGACACACTGAACGAGTTGGCAGAGGCTATGGGTGATAACCCTAACCTCATCTCAACTATTGATACACGTGTCACTGATCTAGAAAACAGCACAGCTGCAGCAGATGCATTGGCATCTGAAGTGGTAGCTAGAGAAGCAGCTATTGCAGCTGTACAAGCTGATGTAGATCAGAATGAAGCTGATGCCGATGCAGCTATTGCAGCTGTACAAGCTGATACCAACGCAGCTATTGCAGCTGTACAAGCTGATGTTGACCAAAATGAGTCTGACGCTGATGCAGCAATCGCTGCTGTTCAGGCTGATGCCAATGCAGCTATTGCAGTTGTCCAAGCTGATGTAGATCAGAATGAAGCAGACGCTGATGCAGCTATTGCAGCTCTTCAGGCTGATGTCAATGCAGCTATTGCAGCTGTCCAAGCTGATGTAGATCAGAATGAAGCTGATGCCGATGCAGCTATTGCGTCGGTAGTTGTTGATGTCACAACCAACACAACCAACCTGGCTGCTCTACAGACAACAGTTGACAACCTTGACATTGACATTGCACCAGAGACACTCAACTCAATTAATGAGTTGGCTGGAGCTTTGGGTGATGACCCACAGATTATTACAACCCTTCAAGCAGAATTGACTGCTTATAAAGCACACATCGAAGAGAGAAATCTCGAATTGGCCTTGGCCTTCGATGTACCAACGTATGCCGAAATTATCTACGGAGGCTAAATGGCAACACTTTCGAATCTCTCCACCTCTACCCTTGCCCTGAAGGGTGCTGGAACAGAGTATAACTATCTGCAAAGATTCTTTGCAACCAAGGCTGAAGCAGACGCAGCTCTTGCTGATGGCTCTTGGGTACCCACCGCAGGCACAACGAATGGTTGTCTGACTGGTGATCAGGGACTCCTCGTTTATAACGAGGGTACATCTTCTCTGGACGTGGCTGACGCAGCCACCAGAGCTTACATTGATTCCACGATTTCATCTCTGGTAGATGGTGCACCTGGAACTCTTGATACTCTCAATGAGCTGGCTGCAGCCCTCAATGATAACCCCAACTACTTCACTGATGCAGAAGCAGCACGTAATGCTAACACTGCACTGATCAACTCCGAGGCAGCCAGAGCACTGGCAGCTGAGACAGCTCTTCAGGCTGACGTTGATCAGAACGAAGCTGATGCTGACGCAGCCATCGCCGCTGTACAAGCAGACGTTGACCAGAATGAGGCTGATGCTGACGCAGCTATTGCAGCTCTTCAGGCTGACGTCGACCAAAACGAGGCAGATGCTGACGCAGCTATTGTAGCTCTTCAAGCTGATGTGGACCAAAACGAGGCAGACGCTGATGCAGCTATTGCAGCTCTTCAGGCTGATGTCGATCAAAATGAGTCTGACGCTGACGCAGCCATCGCTGCTGTCCAAGCTGACGTAGACCAAAATGAGTCTGACGCTGATGCAGCTATTGCAGCTGAGGAAGCAAGAGCACTAGCTGCCGAAGCCGCCATTCAGGCTGACGTAGACCAAAATGAGTCTGACGCTGATGCAGCTATTGCAGCTGTACAAGCTGATGTAGATCAGAATGAAGCTGATGCGGATGCAGCCATCGCTGCTGTTCAAGCAGACGTTGACCAGAATGAGGCAGACGCTGACGCAGCTATTGCAGCTCTTCAGGCTGATGTAGACCAGAATGAAGCTGACGCTGACGCAGCCATCGCTGCTGTTCAAGCAGACGTTGACCAGAACGAAGCAGATGCTGATGCAGCTATTGCAGCTGTACAAGCTGATGTAGATCAGAATGAGCAGGATGCTGACAACGCCATTGCTGCTGAAACTGCAAGAGCCCTGGCCGCTGAACAGGTCATTCAGAATGATGTAGACCAGAATGAAGCTGACGCTGACGCAGCCATCGCTGCTGAGGAAGCCAGAGCACTGGCCGCTGAAGCACTCCTGGCACCTTTGGCATCCCCTGCACTGACAGGTGTTCCAACTGCTCCAACTGCTAACCAAGCAGCTGGTACAACACAGATTGCTACCACAGCTTATGTGGACACAGCAGTTGCTAACCTGATTGACACAGCACCTGGTGCACTTGACACCTTGAACGAACTGGCAGCTGCCATTGGTGACGACGCCAACTTCTCCACTACCATCACTAACAGCATCACTGCTGTTCAGAATGATGTAAACCAGAACGAAGTTGATAGTGACGCTGCTGACGCTGCTCTGTCTGCACGACTTGACGTTCTTGAAGCTGATCCTACAACTGCCACCGCAGTTGCTGCTGTTCAGGCAGACGTTGACCAGAATGAGGCTGACGCTGACGCAGCCATCGCAGCTGTACAAGCTGACGTAGATCAAAACGAAGCTGACGCTGATGCAGCTATTGCAGCTGTTCAAGCAGACGTTGACCAGAATGAGGCTGACGCTGATGCAGCTATTGCCGCAGTTCAGGCTGACGTAGATCAAAACGAAGCTGACGCTGATGCCGCAGACGTTGCCCTTGGTGGTCGTATTGATGATGTTGAACTTGAGATCGACACCGCTCGTACCAACCTCTACACTGCCATTGGTCGGGCTGAAGGTGCTACTACAATGGGAACCTTCACTGGTTCTACTCTGGCTGATAACACCACGGTTAAAGCTCTGCTTCAGACACTGGAGACTGCCACTGAAGATGAGATCACAGCCAGAACTGCTATCGCTGAGTTTGCTTCTAACCTGACCAAAATTAAGAACGATCTGCGTGGTACCTACATTAATGTTGGTAACAACATTGAGATTCGTCCTGCCCCTGGTGGTCGTGTTGAGATCGTTGGTGATCTCTACCTGGATAACAACACCGCCATTGATGGTGCTGGTACAACTCTCACGAGTTTCGCCAACATCAACGCCTATGACGGCCGTCTGAACACTCTGGAAGCTGATCCTACAACTGCAACTGCTGTTGCTGCTGTACAGGCAGACGTTGACCAGAATGAAGCAGACGCTGACGCAGCCATCGCAGCTGTACAAGCAGACGTTGACCAAAATGAGTCTGACGCTGATGCAGCAATCGCCGCTGTACAGGCTGATGTAGATCAGAATGAAGCTGATGCTGATGCAGCTATTGCCGCTGTTCAGGCTGATGTGGATCAGAACGAGAGTGACAGCGATGCAGCTGACGCTGCCATCGTCGATGGTACCACTAACTTTACTGGTTTCCAACTTCAGGGTACTGCAGTTACCGCAACTGGTGCAGAGCTGAACTATGTTGATGTTACTTCTCCTGGTACAGCTGATGCTTCTAAGGCACTGATTGTTGATGGAACCAAGTCCATCTCTGGCATCAACACACTGACTGTTCAGAACCTGAATGTTCAGGGTACAACCACCACGGTTGACACTGTGACAATGCAGGCCGCTAACGCCATTCAGTTTGAAGGTCTGACAGCTGACGCCAATGAGACGATTCTGTCCATTATTGATCCTACAGCTGATCGAACAGTCTATCTGCCCAACCAGTCTGGTTATGTTCCTGTACTGGCAGCTGCTTCCACCACACAGATCACAGCTACTCCTGAAGAGCTGAACTATGTTGATGGCGTAACCTCTAATGTTCAAACTCAACTGGACGCCATTCAGTCTGATGTAGACCAGAATGAGGCTGACGCTGACGCAGCCATCGCAGCTGTACAAGCTGATGTGGACCAAAACGAGGCAGACGCTGACGCAGCCATCGCAGCTGTACAAGCTGATGTCGATCAAAACGAAGCTGATGCCGACGCAGCTATTGCCGCAGTTCAGGCTGACGTAGATCAAAACGAAGCTGACGCTGATGCAGCTATTGCAGCTGTTCAAGCAGACGTTGACCAGAATGAGGCTGACGCTGATGCAGCCATCGCTGCACTACAAGCTGATGTAGATCAAAATGAATCAGACGCTGACGCTGCCATTGCTGCAGTGCAGGCTGATGTAGATCAGAACGAAGCAGATTCGGATGCCGCTGAGGCAGCACTGAGTGCTCGTATCGACACACTGGAAGCAGACCCCACCACAGCAACTGCAGTGGCTGCTGTGCAGGCTGACGTCGACCAGAATGAATCGGACGCTGATGCAGCTATTGCAGCTGTCCAGGCTGACGTTGACCAGAATGAAGCAGATTCGGATGCCGCTGACGCTGCCATCGTTGATGGTACCACCAACTTCACTGGGTTCCAACTTCAGGGTACATCAGTTACTGCAACTGGTGCAGAGCTGAACTATGTTGATGTAGCTGCAGCTGGTTCTGCCGAAGCTTCCAAGGCAATGGTCCTGGACGCTGGTAAGTCTATTTCTGGTGTCAACCAATTGACTTGTATTGATCTGGTTGTTCAGGGAACCACTACTACTGTTGACACTGTAACGATGCAGGCGACTAACGCCATCAGCTTCGAAGGTGCAACTGCCGACAGTAACGAGACCACTCTGACCATCATCGACCCAGATGCTGACAGAACCATCAAACTGCCTAACCAGTCTGGTTGTCTTCCTGTCCTGGCTGCTGACAGCAACACTGCTATCACAGCTACTCCTGAAGAACTTAACCAGTTGGATGGAGTAACACTTGGTACTGCAGCTGCATCTGCTACTGGGGACTTTGCTACCGCTGCTCAAGGTGCTCTGGCTGACAGTGCACTACAAGCCGCTGACATCACTGGTAAGGCTGATGCCGCTGACTCCACTCTGACTGGTGTAACCAGTATGGAGGATCTGGACATTGATTCTGGTAAGATCACCTACGATACCGGTACTAACTTACTTGTTACCTCTGGTATCACAACTACCACTTCTGCTGGTGGTACTGGTATCCTGACTGTTGGTGGAGCTGCTTCACTTACTGCTGGTTGTAGTGTTAGTGGTAGTCATCTGAATGTCGCCGCTGGTTTACAGATAGGTGGTGTAGATGTTACTGCAACTGCAGCTGAACTCAACTATACTGATGGTGTTACTTCTAACATCCAGACACAGTTGGACGCCATTCAGTCTGATGTAGATCAGAATGAGTCCGACGCTGATGCAGCTATTGCAGCTGTTCTTGCTGGTACCAGTATTCCTGGTCCTTATAACAATGACTCTGCTGCCGGTGATGACGGTGTTGCAGTTGGTGCTATCTACAAGAACTCCAATGGTACTATCCACTGGCGTGTAAGCTGATAAGTAATTACATATCGTCACCGCACGGAGGGCCCTGGCAAAAACCAGGGAACCCTCCCTTTTTTTTATAAATAACTCTAAAGCACAAACAGATGGCTACCATAAGAATTAGTTCTCTACCTGAGATCAAGGTAGACAGAATCACTGATGATGATTACTACATCGTAAATGATGGTGACATCACTACTTCTAAGGTAAGTTTCAGACAGATTGTATTAGGGATTGGTGAAAGAGACATTGAGTTCAGTGGCGACGTTGAATTCTCTGGAACTGTAAATCTTGGTGGTGATGTAACAGGTGATTTCTACAATAAGAATGAGACTTATAGTAAGATCGAAGTAGATGCGATTGTAGCAGAGCTGGAAGATTACAACACCTTCCAAGATGAAAGAATTGTACCACTCATCGAACTCAGTGGAGAGGATGAGAAATCCAGTTACTACAGGGATTTCCAAAAAGGTATTATTCGTCCCCAGGCTACCACCAGAGCAGCACTTACTGATCTTGAGATCTATGTTGCAGATAACAGAACTCTTATTGAGGGACTTACTGATAACTCAAATGATCTACAAGGTGAGTTAAGCTCACTTGAATTCAGAGTTGAAACTCTCGAATTAAAAGTAACTGATCTTAGGACTGATGTAAATCTTTTACAGTCTACTGTTACTGACCATGGTACTGAACTCAATCAACATGAGATTGACATCGAATTACTGAAGTCTAAGACCAATGATCATGAACTAAGAATTGTTAATCTAGAAACATTATCCAGTGACAATTCAGATAAAGTTAATGCACTGATTAGATTGAGTGGTGTACCATCATTATCTAATGACTTGGGTACATTTACTGGTTCTACAATCTCAGATAATGCAAGAGTTAAGAATGCACTTCAGGATCTGGAGACAGAACTTGAACTGAAAGCACCAATTGACAATCCAGTATTCACCACTAAGATTACTGCACCCTCTGCTGTTGCCAATAAAGTTCCTGTTTATTACAATGCAAAGGCATCTTTACCAGTACAAGGGTCAACCTCTTATGCAGAGGGTGAGTTTGCATATGCAGAGAATGAGAAAGCTGGTTATGTATCCACTTCATTGGGGTGGTTGCAGATTCTGGCCTTTGATGACGCGGACCCACTATCATTTGATAGAACACAACTATTCAGGGCACTTGGATACACCGCAGCATACTCCACTGAGGTTGATGCTGCAGCTAATGGAATTGACATTGGTGACACCTATGTGTATAGTGCCACCAACAGTTTAGCTGATGGAATAATCAAAACTAATATGTTTACAAATAAACCTTAGTAATAAATAAGTAAAAGTAATTTTTTCAAGAAAAAATGGCAAGCATCAAGATTTCTAATCTGCCAGCGGTAACACCAGGTACTCTGACAGATGACGACCAATTCGTCCTTAACGACGCAAACCAAACGACTTCACGTCTGAGCTACGGTAACCTCAAAACCCGTTTCCTCGGCGAGAACCACACCTTCACCGGTTCTGTCAATTTTGAAGGCGATGTTAGCGTCAATGTTAACTCGACCAACACAAACGTACTGACCGTTGAAGTTGCTACTATTCTGATTGAAGAATCTGAGGCAAGAAGTGCTGCTCTTATTCAGGAGAACACTAACGACATTACTAGATTGGTTTCTCTAACCAAAGCACCCGCCGTTGGTGGCATTTATGTGGATGGCACCTTTACTGGTGCTGCAAGTGATGCAACTAATCTGGTTGATGCTATCAACGATGTTGCCGATGATCAAGTAACCAACGACGGCAGAGTCACAGTTCTTGAAGGAATCACTAATACCAACACCGCTGGTATCGCAGCTAACACCACTTCCATTTCTAACCTGGACGGTAGAGTCACAGATGCTGAGACTAATATCACTGGGCTCGACACCAGAGTAACAGCAGTTGAAACTGAACTTAGCACCCTGAGTGGTGTAGTGGGTGATGACACTTCTGGATTGGTTGCCGACCTCGAAGCTCTGGACACTAGAGTAACTGACGTTGAGAGTGACGTTACTGACCTTAAGGCCACACTGGCTGCTGGTGG